ATCATCTGATGGGGAAATAGAAAGGGAGGGTGTGGCATAAACTTAAGCCACACCCTCTCTCTGTTTTTCCTTTGTCGGCTAGGATAAAATTTCCTGTATTTTCTCTTCATCAACATTCAGGGTCTTTGCTATCATTTCTGCAGTCATGCCAGAGTTTGATAATGCCAAGACGGCAGCACGCAAGGCAGTCTTCTGCTCTTCAAGCACCGCTTTCTGCTCTTCAAGCGCTTTAAGCATTGCATCCTGCTTTTCAAGCATCGCTTTCTGCTCTTCAAGTGCTTTTTTCTGCGTCATGATTATAGTATCCCTGTCTTCCAGGGCCTGGAAGAACTCATCCTCTGCATTCATCCTGTTTCTGATGTCAGGATTTGCCGCAGCCGACTGGAGACGATGTAGAATATGAGTCATTTCTGCATCATCCCCATATTTGTTCTCATCCAACTCGAGCATTCGCTGGTCGTCCGGATAAATCTGCGACTGGTCGAAGACACTCAATATCTTCTCCAGGCGATTGTTTACCCTTCCTCTCAGCAGCGGAATCTGGACTATGATGCTGTCGTGCTGCAGACTCTCTACAAATGGGTCTGGCTCCTCCTGGTGTACCTCATTTCCCTCGTAGTCATATATCTTATGCTTGGCATAGATTACGGGTTCCGTAAACTTACCCACGCAATGTCCCAGCAGATACACCGCCACGGTAGGCAGGGCATACTTGCCCTTGGTCTCCTTGCGCATGTTCTCCTTGTTGTTATACTGCACGGCCAGGTATTGGCGGAAGCGCAAGGTCTCCGTCTCCAGCCATGTTTTCTGCAATTCTATCAGAATCAGCTTCTTGGTTCCATCATCCTCCAATATGGTTGCTGCAAAATCTACACGAAACATGGAGATGGTGTCACGGGAAGTGTTAGGATACTCGTGACGTCGCATTTCTACGGCAATCACCGTTTTCTGCAAGAGTGCAGAAAGCAGGGTCTTGGCTATTCGCTCGTCTTCCATCATATATTTGAAGACGGCGTCATAAAGTGGGTTGGCTACGTATATAACCATATCTTATCCTCCAGATTAATTAAACGTTATGCTATCAAATCTTATGCAAAGATTTAGCCAGCGAGCGCAATGAAAGCTTGCTTTCAAATTGCCGAGCGCAGCAAATCTTATGCAAAGATACGCTGAATAATTGTAACTTCCAAATTTTCAGGAAGTTTTTTTCGAAAAACATTGATTTAACAATCATGCATAAAAGAAAGAGCGTCTCCGAAATAAATCGGAAACGCTCTTCTTGATGTACACCCTTAGGGGTCGTACTTGAAATATCCTAACATAGTAAGTTTCAGCGACTTCATTCTATCATGCAAAGATAATGATAACTTTTTTATAACGCAAATTTTTTGGTACTTTTCTTTGATATTTATACGATTTAAAAATAAGGAAGGCGATTTAATAAGCTGAAAACCAATTAGTTATAAACTTTGTTGTCTTATTCTTAGTTAAAGAGTGTATAAAAGCTTGGATATTTGTCCATGATTGTGTACTTTTGCATCCGTCAATGTGACGATTGATGCAAGAGCTTCGATATTTAACCTGTACTCAATAGGTTCAATATATAAATCACGAAATCCCTAGGTCGGCGTCACACGACTTGGGGATTTTTATTTTCCCCGAGTTTTTATTGGCGGTCATGGTAGTTTGTCGGTTAACTCCACTCGGCTATGCTGACTTAAAACCCAAGCCACAAGAGGAGCATGGTGGCAACGCAGGAACTGATAGCAGAAGGCGTGCAAGGCGGTAACTACACCGAAAGCTGCTTAGACTAACTGATGTAGATTTATCAAGTAGTCAGATGATGGGGGATGATGGAACTCATCCATGCTCGGAGTCTTAGGTTTTCTTGTCGTTCACGTACGTGTGCGATAAGGGGAAACCTAGAATCCAAAGGAATCCAAAATCTATCCATTTTTTGATAATTATTTAGATTATTATTAAAACAGAATAATGAACATGAACTAAAAATATAGGTTATGAAGAAAATCAAGTGGAAGGTTGTAGCGTTTGTGAGTTGGGTGCTCATGACGTTTCTTGTGATAGATGCTTGCTTTGAAGCAGTCAACAAGGCTAATACGATAGTGAACATTATGGGCATTCTCGGCATTAACCTTTGGATATTGATTTCAGTTGCAACAAATTGTTTAACATTCAAAAATAAGAAAGAGAATGAAAAGAAAGATTAATCATTTGTGTGTGTTTATGCTGCTCGGTGCAGCGTTGTTTTCGACTACCTCTTGTAGTGAGCGTGTAGATGCAGGCTCTGAGGGCATCTTGGTGAACCTCTATGGTTCCGACAAGGGAGTAGATGATGTGAGTCTCGTTACGGGTCGTGTGTGGTACAATCCTTTCACCGAGGAGGTGTACGAGTACCCTACCTATGTTCAGACTATCGACTATCCTGCATTCACAATCAACGCCAAGGATGGCTCGGAGTTCACCGTGGATCCTACCGTATCATTGAAGATGGTTGACGGCAATGCTCCAAGAGTATTCAAGAAGTACCGCAAGGGGCTGGACGATATTGTGAATGGTACTTTGTTCAACTACGTGAAGGATGCTTTCCGCATTCAGCTGAACAAATACACAACCGACCAAATCGTGAGCAATCGTGATTTGGTGGAGAAAGCCATTGAAGCCCAACTTAGCAAGGCTCTCGCCAAGGAACATTTCCACCTAGAGCAGCTTACTTCTGGATTGAAATATCCAAGCTCGATTGTTGAAGCTGTCAATCAGAAGAATAAAGCCATTCAGGAAGCGCAGCGTGCTCTCAACGAGGTAGCCGTGAAGAAAGCAGAAGCAGAGAAGATGCTTGTGCAGGCAAAGGCTGAGCGTGAAGCGAATGAGTTGAAGACTGCTTCTCTTACCCCTGCTATCTTGCAGAAGATGTGGATTGAGAAGTGGAATGGTGAAATTCCACAAGTTATAACTAGTGGTAATAGTAGTACATTTTTGGATATTAGCAAGCTAAAGTAGAATGAAGAATAGAGCGATAGAAATAGATGGAGAAACTATAGCCTTGGTTATTCGATACAAAGGTAACGAGATATTTTGCTATATTGATAAGCAAGATTTAGATATTGTTTCCTCTATAAAGGGAACTTGGAATCTTGCGGTCAATCGTAGTGGACATATTGATGGTGTGAAGACCAAAGTGCAAAAATTGTTGGAGCGCAAACAAGTGTGGTTGCATAATGTTGTTTTTAAAAAGACAAATCCAAGCAATGTTGTAGATCACATAGACCATAATACACTCAATAATAGAAAGTGTAATCTTAGAGAGGTTACTCGAAAAGAAAATGCTCAGAATATTTCTACCGCTCTAGCTTCTACAACGAAGCACAGAAATGTGACCATTGAAGGTAAACGATATAGAGTTAGAATAAATGGTGTTTCTTTTAAGTCATACGATACTTTGGAAGAAGCGATTTCTGTAGCCGATAGAGAAAGAGTAAAGATGTTTCCAAAGAGCAATTTGCTTAATCAAAAAATACAATTATAACTAATAGCCCTCTCTTCGGAGGGGGCTTTTAAATATATGCTTATGGCTAGTAGAAGAGAAGTTCGTAAGAATGGTGCTTGCCATGAATCCTGCTACGTGTTTATATGCATGTATGGCAAGAAGCGTGAGAAGCTATGTGATTTCGGTTGTGTAAAGACTGGCAAGCCATGCCGGAACTACATCAACGTGTATTGGAAGATAAGCCGATTCAGACATTATAGCAAGAGAAAGCCGAAATTTCCAACTACGCTTGCTTGATGCTTGGAAAAAAAGAGTAATGGATTTTTTAAGATATAGTACATGGAAAAAGTATTTAAACAGATAGACAAGATTATTATCATCATAAAAGTCTTGTGCATGGAGGGTAAAATCCAAAAGAACACGTATGATGAGATTAGATTATCCCTTGTGGATATGGAAGATGAGCTAAACAAGTTAATCAGAAAGGAGGGCTAGCGTATGACAGAAATGGAAGAAGTCAAGCTTGCGGCATACAATAGCTACAAGCGACACATGAGAGTGTTCGGCAAGGGCAAGGATATTCTTTCCTTTGCCGAGTGGGAGAAGAAAGCGTGTGAACAATTAAAATAATAGTGTTATGGCAATAGTAAACGTAGATTTGAGTGAGTACGATGCAATACGCAAGCGTAACTCAGACTTGGAAGAGCAGGTCAAGGAGTTGAAGAAGCTGAATGATTCCTTGAAGCAGGGTGCAAAGGTTATTCTTCGCAAGGAGACGGTTGTTGTAGAACGAGCCTTACGTAGAAGAAGTTTCTTTGAGGAAATGAACAATCTGCCACAAGAAAATGATGGGTTTGATGAGAACAGACGCACCATCAAGTCTTCTGAGTCTTATGTTAACTTCGAGGACGTTCGTTTGAAGGTTGAGAACGCTATGGAGGATGAGGTTAAGCGTAGTATCTACGACAGAGATTGCGAAAGACGAGCTTATGAAGACTTGCAAAATAAGCTTATAAACAAGCAAATCGGAATGAAAGCTGATCTCCAAAAAGAGTACGAAAAGAAGGAGAAGGACCTGGAAGAGAAGTACGCCCGCATGACCGGCGACTTTGAAGCCGAGAGAATCCGTGTTCGCAACAAGCTTCCGAATATCGCTTCTATGGCTACTGACTTGCGTGATGAGTTGGTTAAGATTCGCTTCTTCAAGCCAAAGCTAGCAATAAAGCTAGCGAATGATATTATTTCGTATTCTAGCAAAAATGACTAGCAGCGCATGGACAGACTGATAAAGGCAATGGATAAGTATTTGTCCGAAGCAAGAAGAAAGCGAGGTAAGTATGAAGGTTAGATTGGCTAAGAAGATTATCAAGAAGCAATGCCGCTATTGGAGAGACAGACGCATTGACTACGGATTCTCTCTGCTGTTCCCTCATATTGAGGGGCTGAAAAGAGACCATCGCTTCATGAAGGCGAATATCGTAACGAAATGGAGATACGCTAAGATAGCAAACAAAAAAAGCAGAGCCTAGTGCCCTGCTTTTTTCGTATCTATAGGTATCATCCTACAAGACTCTTGCGCTCTTCTGCAATCTTGCCGTTGTTCTTCTCCAGGAGCATGTCACGCAACTCCTTGGTGATTCCTTCTTGCACGAGCAGTTTGACCTTCGCTTCCGCCAGTTCCTTCAGCAAAGCATCATCGGTTGGCTTGTCTTCCTTGAACATCGAGCCTACACCACGTAAAAGCCATTCTGCTGATACGTCTACGTATGTGGACAATATCTTGTCTACAAATTCAAGCGATGGCTCCTTTGTGCCATTCAGATAGTTGTTTGTAGCAGCAGGTTTAGCGCCTATAGCTTCTGCAAACCCTCTGTTAGACAATCGGTAATGGTCTCTTACCTCGTTTATTCTATCTCTAAGTCCCTCCATTTTATCTAGTGTTTATAAATGTGTAAATAATTAAATTAACTATAAATTAATGTCTACACTCTTGGTAGTTTGTCTACAAATGTGTATCTTTGCATCCGTAAACGAGAACAAATCTCGTCTTAAAATGTTTTACGTTGCAAATATACAAAATAAATATGAAAAAGGTTGTAAAAAAAGAAAAAATTCTCATGGACGTGGATAAAATTCCTAATCTGATAGAGAAGTTTGGCTGCGGAAGGTCTACGGTCTACAATGCGCTAGCCTTCCGATGCAACAGCAAACAGGCTGCTGAAATCCGTTCTTATGCACTGAACTTCTGCGGTGCTGAGAAGGTGAAGGAGTCTAGGATGATTCGACAATAAAGACAAGCCGCTAGGCTTTTAGATAAAAGTTGTTAAAGCGTTCAGCCTTCACTCTGCGTGAGTAGGGTGGAGGTTCTTAGAAAAGAGTTAGGTTCTTAGTTTCATAATATGCTTTTAGATTATATGATTCATAGACGTTAAGTTTTTAAAAAACAAAGTTTAGTAAGTATGTATTCGAGCACTCCGGTTCGTGAGGATAGGAGTGTACATGGCATCTTAGCTCAGTTGGCAGAGCGCTGCAAGGATGCTTGCAGAGGTCGGTGGTTCGAGTCCACTGGGTGCCTCATTCGTTGCGTGAAATTGTTATTATTATATATAGCAACCGCAACAAGGTCATTGCCATCAAAGAAGGCATAAGCTCTTTGACATATTGGAAAAGTAAAGCCGAGAAAATTCGTTCTAAAAATAGGGGTGCAGGCGCACTTTTTGTATTTAAAGACAGTTGGATGTGATTAGCCATAATTGCAATAATGCTGCATCCCAACAGCGGTGAGCATGGCTCTCAAATTCGTGGTAGCGCACGATGCCGCTTCATCCGCCTATGGTGTAACGGAAGCACGCCCGAAAGGAAACAGATGTGTAAATCCTTAACTATTCTTATCAAATCGGGAAGATAGGTTCGACTCCTAGATGGTGGACAACGCTTCATATAAATTTATTATATTTTTTAAATGTACATGTTGCAGCGGCAACGATTGTTCATAGGATAGAAGTATTAAATAAGCAAAGCTCTGCTCGTCCGTGAGGATGGGCAGGGTTATCTTAAACTTAAAAAAAAATAGCGTATGCTTAGATTATTCTCAACTCGCTCATATCAAGACCGAGTGAACGATATATACAGACAATTAGAGCGTAACGCTTGGTGTCCCCTTGAGATATTCGAGCGAAAAATACGCAAGATAAATATGCTGAACTCCCGAATCAAGAATCTGGCAGCAGACCTTGGACGAGAGGAAGGCGAGTACGAAACTTTAAATACGAAACTTTATGATGAAGAGATATAAACCCCTAAAGAGAACTCCAATCAAGAGAACTCCATGGGATAAGGCAAAGAAGGAACAGGAAAAGAAAAAGGCAAAGGCTGGACTCAGTAAAAGCAAGCTGAGAGACAAGCTTGATGCCGTCTTTTCTAAATATATCCGGCTGAAATACTCAGACGATAGAGGTAATTGCCGCTGTATCAGTTGTGGCAAGGTATTCTATTGGAAGGATATTCAAAATGGGCATTATATGTCAAGGCGATATATGTCTACCCGATTCAGCGAAGATAACTGCCGACCGCAATGTGTAGCCTGCAATATCTTCAACCAAGGCAATATTCAGATGTATCGCCGTGCGCTTATCAAGCAGATTGGCGAGCAAAGAGTTGACTTGATAGAGGTTCGGGCAAGGCAAGAAACCAAGAACTGGAGCCTTTTCGAGTATCAAGCCATGATAGATTTCTATCAGAAAGAAGTAAATAAGCTTCTCGGAGAGAAACATTTAACAATATAATATATAATGAGTAGTAAATTCGGTACAAAGATTAACGTAGATGCGGTTATCGGATGCCTGCCAAAGAAGGCACATGAGAACGATGCAGCCTACGATTTATTTGTGAAAGAGAGAACGGAGATTTCTCCAAATCAACGTTGCTATATTTCACTTGGTTTCAGAATACAGCTTCCGCCTAACATGAAGCTTCAGATCCTGCCACGCAGCGGTCAGTCAGGCAAGGGAATGATACTGAATGTAGATTACCCTTCTTGGTTAGGTGGCGGATTTATGGGTAAGGTAAGAGAGAATTGTGATTCTCTTGTCGGATTGATTGATTGCGGCTACGGCAAAGACGTAAAGGCAATAGTCAAGTGTGGCAGTTTCAAGTGGAAGCATCGCCTTTTGCGACTGATTGGATTTAAGTTCTATCTTGCTTCCGGAGACCGCATTTGTCAAGGAGCCTTCACATACGTCCCAAGCATCAATCTGGTTGAAGGACCAGTAAACGGCACAAGGGAAGGTCTAGGCTCGACAGACAAGGATAAGGCTATTTAACTGTTTTCATTTTTCCCTGCCCATTTCTTGGGTAACCCGAGTGTGGGCAGGTTTTTAAAGCACAATCATGAGCAAAAAGAATATCAGACAGAATTATTTCAACAAAATCAGAAAAGTTACTGAGGACGTTGACAAGGCAGGAGAGCAAGGAAAGCATTTCCGCTGCATCATCCTCATGGGTGATGCCAACACAAAGCAAGGCTTCTCCTTCATCCACGCATCAGATGCAGACCTGCAGCAGCTTCTCCTTCATGCCATGCGCCATAGCAATGCGTTCACCTACGCAGCCGCATGCGCTTTCGAGGCATACGACAAGGAGTTAAGAGGTAAAGACAAACAAGAACAAAATAACGAGAATACAGATGAAACAGATTCAGTTCAAGAAGCTTAGACTTCTCAATTTTTGCGGCATCCGCAATGCAGAGTACGAGTTTGGTGATGAACTCACCATCATCAAGGGAAAGAACGGATTGGGCAAGAGTACCATCGCAAATGCCATCCTCTACACCCTCTTCGGCAAGGACATCAACGGCAATTCGCTCGACATCAAGACGTTCGATAAAGACCACAACATCATCAAGGAGATTCCTCATGAGGTGGAGCTTACGGTTAGAATGCTCTACACAGGTACGGAACCAGCGTTTATGAGCGAAATCGTCTTGAAGCGCACGCTGACAGATTCGTGGAAGGGCGAAGAATGCAGAAACACTTTCAAGTACTTCGTGAATGGCGAGATTTCCACCGCAAGCGATTTCAAGGACGTAGTGGATTCCATCTGCCCAGAAGACGTTTTCCGTCTCTGCTCATCAACCCGAGATTTCGTTTGCCGCCCTTGGCAGGAGCAGCGCAACAAGTTGCAGGCACTCGTCGGCAATATCACCACCGATGATATTGCGCAGGGCGACGAGAAGTTTGATTTCGTGGTCGAAGCCCTTAAGCAGCAGGACATCGATAAGTACGTTCATCACCTCAAGTACTCTCGCAAGGAAGTGCAGGATCAGCTTGATTCCGTGCCTATCCGCCTTGAAGAGTTGAATAAGTCACTGCCCGAAGCGCAGGATTGGGAAGCCTTGACTACCGAGAAGGCTCAACTCAACGATAAACTTGTGTGGTATGCCAACAAGATTCAGGAGATTCGTACTGGCGGTGCCGACAAGGTGCGCCTTGATGCCATCCGCAAGAAGATAGACTTTGCTGAGAAGCGCAAGCGTAACATGGAGCAGGGCGCATTGAACCTCTTTACCGAGGTTACAACCAAGCATCAGAGCGATGTTATTAACGCCAATACAGCCGTATTGGTCGCTCAGCGCCTTGTAGATGATTTGAAGGCAGAAATGAAGGGTCTCAACGATACCAAGATTCATGCCGGAAAGCAGAAGGAGGAGTGCGAGAAGCAGGCAAACGAAATCAATCAGAAGACGGATGAAGCGAATGCCAGCACTTGGGAGTGGAATGCTGAGGATGGCATCTGCCCGCATTGCGGTCAGCCGCTTCCTGCCGAAGACGTGGAGCGCATCAAGAAGGAATCTGAGCAGAACTTCAACAACCGCAAGGCTAACACATTGAAGAAGCTTGATGAAGACTTTGACAAGTTGCAGGAAACATACACCAACTTGAAGAAGATTCTCGAAGATGCCGACAAGGACATGCAGGACAACATGAACAACATGACTGCAGCGCAGAAGCAGTTGAAGGAAGCCGAGTTCAAGAAGCTGGAGGTGGATGCAGACAAGCCGAAGACCTACGAGCAGATTCTTGCCGAGAAGGAAGAGTATCAGCAAGTAGTGAAGGAACTTGCCGACTTGCAGGCTGAACTCGACAAGCCATCCGAGACCAGTTCGGAAGAGACCGCCAAGATGCTCACTGAACTCGAAAAGAAGCGTGAGCCTATCGGAATCCGATACAATGAGGTGCTCGAATTGCTTGGCAAAAAGGAAGCCTTCGACCGCATCACCGCTCGCATTGCAGAGATTAATGAGGATAAGTTGACCTATCAGACTCAGCTCGATGAACTTGACGAGCAGCTTGATGTGGCAAGAGAGTACAACCAGAAGGCAGGTCAGCTTCTCGAAGACCGAGTAAACGAGCATTTCCGCTTCGTGAAGTGGTCTATGTTCAAGACCAATCTCAAAGGCGAGCGTGAAGCCACATGCGAGTGCTATCACGATGGTGTGCCATATCGCCGACTCAACACGGCTGCAAAGGTGAATGCAGGAATCGACATTGCCTACACCTTCGCCAAGTACAACGAGATTGAGGTGCCAATGCTGCTCGACGAGTGCGAGAGTGTGAACCACCCAATTTGTCGTGGAGGTCAGCAGATCAGAATGGTAGTAACCACCGATGATGAGTTGAAGTTTGAATATCCAGCCCCTACGGTTATGGAGTAAATGAAGCAGAATTTATCAAAAATATAAATCATGGCAGAAACAGCAGTAGCAAAGCAGCCATCGCAGAAAGCGTTGGCGGTTAAGAATTTCCAGGCGGTAATGAACAATAGCTATTACCAAAGCCTGTTGCAGAACACTTTGAAGGACAACAAAGGCGCCTTCACCACCAGTTTGATGGAGTTGTTCACTTCCGACCCTCAGCTGATGCAGTGCAACCCTAATGCGCTCATGGGCGAGGCAGTAAAGGCAGCAGGATTGCGATTGCCTATCAACAAGCAGTTGGGGCAGGCATACATCGTGGTTTTCAAGAACAAAGATAAGGCAACCGGTCAGCTCGTTCCTACACCAACCCTTATCATCGGAACAAAAGGCTATATCAACCTTGCTCTTCGCACCAATAAGTATATCAACATCAACAAGGGAACCGTCTATGAAGGCGAGTTCCAAGGTTTCGATAAGGTGACAGGTTCACTTGACATCAGCGGAGAGAAGATTTCCGATGTTCCAGTAGGATATTTCGCATATTTCAAGCAGAAGTCTGGCTTCGAGAAGATTATGTACATGACTATTGATGATGTATGTAAGTTTGCCAAGACCTACGCTCCAACCGTCAAGTTCTCAAAGATTACTTGGCAGGAATTGAAAGAACTGGCTATCAAGCAATCCGTGGAAGGCGAAGGTGGAGGTCTAGGATGGTTTGCTGGTTTTCAGGACATGGCAGAAAAGACCGTCCTTCGTCAGCTTCTTTCCTCATGGGGCGAGCTTTCTGTTGATGCAGCGCAGGTTATCAATGCCGATGAGCGACCTTCTGCCATTCAGCAGCGTGACGAGGAGTTTGCCGAGGATAAGAAGGTAATCGTGGTTGATGCCGAGACTGGAGAGGTTAAGGAGCCAGCAAATACAGAAGGTACTCTGTCTGCAACCGCTTCCGCAGCATCCATGCCAGCCGCACCAGCATCATCACATCGTAAATTGAACTAGTATGAAGCTAATCATCATTGGTTCTTCATCAAAAGGCAATTCGTATGCCCTTCAATCGGATTCAGGAGAAATCCTGCTGATTGAAGCAGGCATACCCTTGAAAGAGGTGAAGAGAGCTATCGGTTACAAGACGAGTAAGGTAGAGGCATGCTTGTGTTCTCATCGACATTCAGACCATGCCAAGTATATCAAGGAGTATGACAAGGCTGGAATTGTAGTTTATTCTAACGCCAACGTATCGCAGCATTTCCCTAATTGTGTAAGAACTTTGGGTTGCGAGTGTACTCATTGTTTTGGTGAATTTAGTGCCACACCTTTTTTTGTAAAGCATGATGAGGATGCACCAAATTACGGCTATCTGATTCGTCATAAGGAAATCGGCACCATCTTCTTTGCCACGGATTGTTACAATCTGAATTTCGTTATCCAAGGTTGCAATACCTATCTTGCAGAGTGTAACTATTCGGATGAACTCCTAGACAAGGCAGTGGCAGAAGGCAAGACTCCACGAAGTCAGGCTGATCGTATTCGCTTATCCCACATGAGTCTCGAACATGCCGTTTCGTGGTTGCAGGATTGCAAGGCAGAGCATTCAGCCCACCAAATCATCCTCATTCATGGTTCCGCCCGTCACCTCAACCCGACCAAGGCAGTAAATAAATTCCAACAGGTCTTTGGCATACCAGTATATTATGCTCAGAAAGGACTTGAAATCAATCTAAAGTAATCAGATATGGCAGTATTCGCAAATTTGAAGGATTCGCCTACCTACATGGAGGCATTGAAAGAGATAGAAACGGCAAAGGAGGCAGGCTATAGCTTGGAGATTAAGAAGTTCCATCCCATCGCCACCAACCAGCAGAAAGCCTATCTCAACTTCATCATCACCTATCTATCCGGCAAGATAGGGCAGACGTTCTACCAGACTCTCAGCGAGATTCAGAAGAACGTAGCTCCCCACGTCTTCATGACCGGTGAATACGACAAGCACGGTTATCCAAAGTTCAAATCACTGGGCTTGCTCAATACCGCAGAAGCATCATCCGTAATCAGAAACATCATAGACTATGCACTAAGCATAGACATCATGCTTCCCGAGCAGAATGATGAACTGGCAATGAAGTATTGTCAGCGAGACATTGACTCAAACAAGGGGTGGGTGTAACAATAACTTAAAACAAAAAAGCTTATGAAAACATTAAAGGAAGTCATTGCCGAGGCAAACAGATATGCCCCCGACAACGAAGCCTTGCGTGAAGCCTTTGTGCAAGGCGCAAGATTCATGGCAACTGGCAGGTATTACAAGGAGAAGCCGATGTTCCCGAAAGAGGACGAGGTGGAGACCGTGGATTTGCAGGTAACGGTGCCAATAGAAGACGGCATGATTATTCCAACCTTCGATGAGTTCTGGAATGCCTATGCCTACAAGAAGGGGCGCAAGAAAGCCGAAGAGAAATGGAATAGGCTAAAGCCGAAAGAGAAGGTAGCCTGCATGAAGGCGGTTCCTGCCTATGTTAAGAACACCATGATTCCAGGCTCGGCATCCACTGGCATCAAGAAGCAATTCAGAATGCACCCCCTTACTTACCTCAATGGGGCAAGATGGGAAGATGAAATTTATCCAGTACAGAGTTATGAGCAACAAAGAGCTATCGACCTCACCGCAAAGGCAGCAAGAATCCTTGGTTCCGATTATCAAGGATAAGCCCGATTACGTCCGCCCTGTCTCCTTCTCGGATGCCATTTGCAAGAGCAACACCACCTTGCTCACCATTCAGAAGCAGGGTGGGCTACGCTCGCTAGTAGGATGGGTCAAAGGCAGACTGATAGAACTCTTCACCTTCCTCGGAGTCTTCGACATCGTTACCGAGTTCCAGATTCAGATGCTCGCCACAAGAATCTGTGCCAAATACTTCTATTGGACTACCGCCGAACTTGACTATGCATTTATCTCTTTCATAGATGGAAAGTATGGCAAGCTATATCAGCATAAGCATGGAGAAAACAATACTACCATCAATCCGCAGGAACTGATGAGAGCATTCAGCGCATACGAGAAAAACCTGCTGAAAGAACGTGGAAGGATAGAGGACGAGCGCAAGAAGCAGGAAGAGGCAAGGAAGGCAGCCGAAGACTCCAAGAAGCCGCATGGCATGGAAGCTTGGAAAATTTATTGCGAGAAGAATAATCTTGACCCATCCACTCATCGCATTCATACCGTGGATATGAGCAAGCATGATGTTAATCAGGTGCTCTACAAGGATGAAGAAGAGAGAAAGATGGCAGAGAAGAAGTTCTATCGCAAAGACCTACGTAAACAACAATAGAATAGTTAAACAGAAAAACAAAGAAATGATGAATCTAATTCAATTTGACACGATGATCGTGTTGGCATTTTTGTGGATAGCAGCAATAGCTATCATAGTCTACGACCGCATCAAGTATCGCAAGTACTACGCATCCCAAGGCAAGATGATAGTGCTTCGTATGAACAATAACTATGTAAGAGGCATACTAGCCAACAAAGGCATCAATCTTTGCCAGTGTGCCTACTACAACACCAACAATTATCTCTACACCATTGATGGCGAAAGAGTATGCGGTTTCACCGAAGGCTGCACCCATCTGATTGAAGATGCTACCAAGCATCACCAACAAGTGATAGATTGCGGCATCAACATCAACCGCTTCGTGTATGAGATTCAGAAGCTGCAGAAAGAGTTTGGGACTACGAATAACGTGGAGGTCTAATTATGGGTAATGAAGATTTAACGAATTGCATACCTTGGTATTGCCCACCACACTTTAAGAAGATGGTAAGGCGCAAAGAAGAATGCGTAGAAAGAATCAACTTAGAAAAAGAAAGGGTAGATTATGATTGGAAACAAAAAAATCGAAGAAGCTGCAAGGCTTGACGATAAAGAATACTACGATAGATTATCTGATAATGATAAATGTTTCTTTGAGTATGGATTTAGACGTGGATATAATCGGGCTTTGAAGGACTTGTGGCATCCAAATTCAGAAGAGCCGAAGCATCATAGTTATATAATATATAAAACCGCTAACAATAATGGATTCGGAACAGAATACATAGATTGTAGTTGGAAAATGCTAACTAGATGCTTTCAAATTACGCATTGGCTTTATGTTGATGATTTACTGCCAAAGGAAGGAGGTGAACAATGAAAGAGTTTAAAGAGCTTAAAGTAGGCGAAAGAATTACTGTTACTCTTGAAGTCGTTGAATGGGAAGGCGATTGTAAAGCTTGCTTCTTTGGCAGATCCCGTTGTTTTGTACCATCAGGTCCTGAATGCAGTCGTAGAAATCGTTCAGACAGAAAAGATATAATCTTTAAAGAAGTTAAGAAGTAAAGCGTATGAAACAGAAGTTGAAAATGATATGGCGAATCCTTCGTGACAGACAGGTTGTAGTAATAACCGAAAGTTACGGAAGATTATATTGTAATTGGGATGCAAGAAGTCTTGAAGATGTTTGCCAAATGTGTTGTGAGACATTTGATAAAGCTAAAGAAATGTTGGATAAAAAGTAAAGAGATATGTTATACGAAGCAAAACAGGGAAGTAAGGCTTACGAATACATTAAGGGTATTCTCGATGCCGAATTTGAAGAGTATCAAGCCTACATGAAACGAGTAGAAGAAGCCGTAGGATTTGAGTTTGAAAAATATCAGGGCTATCAGCCTAACAGAACCCTCACAAGAGTGTATGAGATTACTGCTATATGGGTTCATTCTGAGCGTTACGATACGCTAGATAAGAAGGTGTGGAAGAAGATAGACGGTGTAAAATTGGAGGATGGTTACTATGTAGCTATTGCTCCTAATAAACGATATAAGCAAGGCAAGGCAATAGCCTCCGCTCTTCTCTCCTATAAATCAGTTACTAACCATTTCAAGGTAATGAAGGAACTGAATATAGAAGTCTCTCAAGTTAGCCGTTTCTCTATTACTCAGCTCCTCCGTCACAAAGACCGCATTTTCGTTTACTTTGATGACAGCATCCGAGCTGAGAAGTACAATCCTGATTTCAAGGAAATCACGATAGGTGAGTATGAGGATTTCATTAATAGCAAAGATTAAAGTGTATGGCACACAAAGAATTTAGAAAGCCACCTCGTTATATGGTGGGCGATATAGTTTATAGTCACGGATTTATCTGTATTATCTGTAGCATCTATCCGTTCAATATAGATTATTCTTACGACTTGAAAGTTATTGATGGGCAAAGCTTGGGCAAAATTTGTCAAAATGATATTATGCACGTTCATATTTGGGAAGAGTTTCTTAAAAAGAATGGATGGACATGCTATCGCTCTGAAGGAGAATGTCTTAGATATACGTGGTATAAACACCAAGAATGCCCTTTCACTTTGCGATATAATAATTTCTTGGGAATTTGCGGAGTATCTTTCAATGACGGAAAAGACGATACTGTTATGATAAAAGGTGTAGATGAACTCCAACATATTCTTTATGGCTTACAATTAGATAGCAATTTAAAAATATAAGCGTATGAATAATTTTGAATACATTCCGTTAGATTTAGTAATGACAAAAACAGAACCAAACAACTTTGTTCCAAATGGTGTTGTCTGTGAGTTTGTTTCGTATTGTAACAGAAATAAGGTATTTGTAAGAGTTGCTAAAGGCATTGATACCTTTTTCTTGGGAAAAGAGCAGATTACTCATATACCTCTTACTTCTGAGATTCTAAAGAAGAATGGATGGAAGAAATTCAAACGTCCTTATAGCAGAGATTATTGCTACAGACGTAATGGCTATCCAACTTTGAATATATGTTCGGAGAATGAAGTGTATTTCCATTGGGGAGACCACAATAAATACATAACTACCATGCACCAACTTCAGAACCTTCTCTTCGGTCTAGGTATTAATCACGAAATGGAGGTGTAGGTATGGAAAAGCATATTACATTATCTGACGAAGAGTTAGAATTACTCATAACAGGTTTACATTGTATTGATGAATGTGGCTATAACGTTTATAGAAGAACATGTACACCTTGGAGTGAAGCCAAAGAGATGAAAGAAACTTTAAGAGTGAAGCTGATAAGAGCGCAACTTAATGTTTAACGCCTTCGGGCATAAATAGAAGTAATATGAAACATAAGTTTACGGTTGTCATTGAATCTAATGATGATTCAGAGGACAGAGAAGTAGTTAAGGATTGTCTGCAAGACTGGCTTGAAATGAATTGTGGACAAGAGAAGGACTTGGGCGGCTATCCAGACTGGAAGTCAGCAGAAGTTGAGTAACTGACATCCTGTAAAGGATATAAATATAAGTAATATGGAACAAATTTCATTAGAAGACAAAGTTAGTAATACTTTGAAATGGCTCGCAAATCAAATTGCGTGTATCCAAGTATATAAAAAGTGGGACGAAGAATTTAAAAAGGAAAGTCTCAATGATGCTTGGCAAAAAGTTCAAGAACAGTTTAAGAAAGATATTGATTGGAATGCTCTTACGGAAAGTCAGTGTAAGGCTTTACATTTTGGAAGTTGGCAATCCGAAGAAGATATTGAGGAAGAAATTTCTTGTTTACAATCTGAATTAGATAAGGGGAATCTTACAAAGGAGCAATTTGACAAGAAGGTTGCCAATGAGAAAAATACTCTTGGACTTCGTTTGATTCCGCTATATCTCTATCCTTCATTGCCTATAGGTATTACCCTAACGTCTATTGGTGGAGAAGAGAGAGTTTTTGATGGCTCAAACATTAGTACAGACATTAGATTTGGATATCTTGCATGGGGTATTAAGCCGAAAAAAGATTAACTAACCATCCTCTCCTTGACAACAGGGAGAGGGTAAAAAGAAGAGAATATGAGATTAAGTGAATTTAAGGCAGGAACTATCTTAGTTGATGGTGATGGCAAAGTGTTTATCCATGATGGCTTTGTTAACGCTGATGGATATGGTGTAATTATCGGTGAGGATTCTGATGGAATGATTCAGAAGTCAAATGGTATTGGTAACTGGATGAAGGAAGGCTGCTGGAGAGAAGCAACTTCACAAGAAATCATTGATTTCTTTGCCAAGGTTCGCAAGACACAGAAGATTATCAATTACTAAGGAGGGTAAAAAGAAGAGAATATGAAAGCAGCAGAAGCAAAAAGAAAGTTGTGTGAGATTAGAAGCAATCTTACAGACGATGAACAGAAGCAAGCGATTTGGATAGCAATTAGAGCTATTGACACTTGCACTGAAAATGGGTTTATTGTAGAAGATTAATATAAATGTAAGTAATATGATAACGGAGAAGATATTAAAAGAGCTTGGATTTAAAGAGCATCCATCCCTTAATATTCCAGAATATTGGGATTTATGGTTATCTACAAATACCTATAATGAGAAAGAGCGTAAATTTAATAGGGTTCTTTATATTAAGATAGATTTTTCTGATACTGATAATTCTTGGTATGCTAGTAGAGATAACTATATTAAAGATGGTAGTTGTAATGTTAGATTAGGATTAGGACCAGGTGGTCCTCATGATTGTTCTGAAGAATTTCCTCTTCTTAGGAGATTAAAAGATGCAAAGAAATTAAAAGCATTAATAGAAATTTTAAAAGGAGGATAAGCGATGAGTAAAATTAAGGAAATATTAAGTCAAGCATACAATCAGCTTGACGAGTACAATAAAGGTGGTGCTACTCAGCATATCCTTCTTTGGAAGGCTATGGGTAATATTGAGGATGCACTTAAAGAGTTGGAGGATGAATAAGAAACAATTTAAGTAAGTAACTATGGATAAGAAAGAGAAATCAATCAAACTTCATCTAGATAAGGCTATTGGTTATTCAGACAAGGCTCATGACGAGTTGCAAATTGCTCTGGATATAGCTTTGGATGGAAAAGGACTTAGTTATGAAGAAAAGCGGCTTCTAAGTGTTGATTTTGCAACTGGACAAGAAGAAGCCGTAGAGCGTGTTGCTGATGGTAGTTGTAATGATGAACCTACCAGTGCATGGGATAGCTCAATTAGAGACTGCCGAATATCTGAGGTATATTACATGACAGGTGAGCAGATACGTGAATATTTTAATTTATAACTATGGATAAGAAGAAAGTTGAAGAGCTGATACAAGAAGTTATCAGCAACAATGTTGATAGCTTGGAGTTTGGAAACGATAAGCATAATGCTCCTTTGAGAAAAGCGAATAGCTTATTGCATGATGCTTTGATAGAGTTAGGAAAGTCAGACTGGGTATCTGTTGAGGATGGGTTGCCTCCTTACGGAGAAGAAGTCTTTGTAACAAGCAAGATGGCTCCTGATAATGTTTTCAAAAACAGAAGAGTGGAATGCGCAACTGTCCCAAAAGATAGTAATGGCTTCATTATCTTATGGAAAGGAAGAATGGCTTCTATCACTCATTGGAAACCTATTGAAAAGTTGGAGGAATAGTTATGGAAATTAATGAAAAAATAAATGAAATAATTCAACAAGCAAAAGAAGAAGGAGCTTATAAGGAAGATTTTGACGCATTTGAACAAGAGATATATGACCAAGGTTTTCGTAATGCAATTTCTTTTATGCTGTGGAATCCAAGCGAGCGAAGTTGTTCTAATTGTCAATATAAGAACAGTAGACAGCTATGTAGGGAAGATTACTGTGGGACAAAATACTGGAGACCAAAATTGGAGGAGTAAGTATGGGTATAGAAGATATAATTAACGAAAAGTGTGTAACCTTTGAGACTGAGGAGTCTATGGATAATATCCAATCTGCTGAGTACTTCAAGGAGAATATCCTACCAAATGAGGTAGAGATTACACACGATGATGGTAACTATTTTGAGGTTTCCGTTAATGGAAAATTATATAGTTGTGACGTATATGGCAATGGCGATTTTTATCACTCTATTGCCGAGTTTAAATTATTGGAGGAATAAGTTATGACAAGAGAAGAAGTTAAAAAGTTATTGCCTATCTTTAAGGCATTCAGTGAAGGCGAAACAATTCAACATCTAGACATAATAAATGACAAGTGGGAAGATGTTGATGAGTTCGTTTATCACGGAAGTGTAAAAAGCTATCGCATCAAGTCAGATAGTCAGCCCAAAGCAAAGTACCGTCCATTTGTAAACACAGAAGAATGTTGGCAGGAGATGTTAAAGCATCAGCCTTTTGGATGGGTGAAGAACAATAACCTCTATCGGAATATCTTAGAAACAAGCGATGAAGCTATTTTATTACCATCATTTCCTGGGGAGATGTTTGTGTTTTCTTTTAATAAGGCTAAGGAAAAATTCACCTTTGCTGATGGGACTCCGTTTGGGGTAAAAGTGGAGGAATAGTTATGGCGGCATGGTTAGCATGTGATAAAGATGGTACAGAATGTATCTATGCAGACAAGAAGCCTCTTCGAGGTAAAGACAAGTGGGGTCCAGATTCATGGGACTATCGCTCTGATGAAGCTTTCTATGATTTCGTTGAACTCCCCAAAGGCAGCATTAAGAAACTCATCGGAAGAGAACTGAAATGGAGTGATTCGCCTGTTAAAATTTAGAAAGACTATGAGTAAAGTAGAAATGAAAAGAACACAACTATCAGAAAAGTTTGGTCTATATACAACTTGTGATTTTTTCTGTATGTTTGCACGTGGAAGAAGAAAAATTCCGCCAGAAGCTTGCTATGACCCAAGAAGAGACAGAGAGATAAGGGCACATTGCAGAGAAGCGGAAAACGCACTCGCTGCTTATTACAATATAAAATTGATAGATTAATAGTTATGGTTGGATTTTATGTTATTCTTACCCTAGCTATTCTATATATAGCTTTTATGGGTGGAGTTATCGGTTATTTAATTTGTAAATATTGGAAAAAGGATTAGCGTATGAAGAAGATTATATTATTTGTAGCGGTTATATTCCTGCTCGTTTCTTGCAAAGAGAACAAAGGAATTAATATTCCAACATCAGACTCTATTAATGAAATTAAGGTAGAGAAGCTATTTGTTGTGGATGGTATAACCGTATATCGTTTCTATGATGGTGGCAGAGTGGTTTATTTTACCAATAAAAAAGGTGTGGCAAAGGCTATTCATGACGAATATGACCCTGCAACAAAAACCACAAGAACAAAGGTAGTAGAAACTTTATGTAACGAAGAATAGTTATGGATAAAACAGATTTACATTCATCATTACTCTTCCTGATGCTTAAGCTGGAAGAGGCAAAGAGCAACCCGATGCAAGACAAGAACTTTGTCGTTGCATTAACGGAAGTGCTCAGATATTTCAGTGATAACGGAGAGTTAAAGAAAGCCTATGAAATCAAAAAGGATTCATTGGCAAACATGGCTAATAGCCCTTGGATGAAACTTGTAATGGGTATGCTTACCTCAAAAATGCAAGCAGACAAGGTAGATGCAGAACTTCCAGATGTTGATGCTCTGATAAAGGAAAGCACATCTGATGAGTACATCGAAAAGAAAATCAAAGATGTTCTTGGCGAGTAACTACAATCCCCACCCAGTTCACAACCGGGTGGGGCAGTACAAACAAATAATTAATTAAACATGGAATTAAATTGTGAAACAACAACTTTGAGTTTCAGCAAGGGTATGACCAACATACCAAGTGACATGATTTCGGAAGACGGAGAGTTGATGGAATCAGTAGGATTCGTTTACCGCAATGGCGAAATGGTACCTATCCAGAAGCCAGTCTGCATCACTGGCGACAATCCTGTAGAGGGAAAGCTCGTATATTGCCACAAGCAGGCTGACTACAGAAACCTCGTAACCTACATCGAGGATGAGAAGAGCGGAAGCTACACTTTGAAGCTATATCCTGGCTTCAAGAGTGGCAACGTAGCAGACAGATTGGTTCAGACTGTTGAACTCGGAGCCAAGCTTCTCGATGTTAAGAGCATCGGTAACACTCTGGTATGCGCAACCGATAAGGGATTGCACTATATTCTTTGTAAGGGCAAATCTTACAAGGACTTGGGAACTGAACTGCCAATTCCAAAAGTAGAGTTTTACACCGACGGAACGGTTGATAACTGGCAGAAGGATCAGGATGATTTGAAGAAAGATTCGTTCATGTGCAACATCAAGAGCTTTGTTGATGAGAATAATCGTTATGCCTATTATGAGCCATTTACCAGAGATGACGTTGAAGCTTACGAGCTGCACAGTACAGGACTTGGCGCTGATCCAGATTACTATATTACAGAGTTGTATACTACCCATACTGTAAAGCAGGACAAAGAGACCGATTTCAAAAATGCTATTGTCGGTCATGTTGAGCAGATGATTAACTGGGTGAAAGACAAGAACAAATTCGCCTTTCCGTTCTTTGTGAGATTCGCCTTGAAGATGTTTGACGGAAGCTACACTCGCATTTCTAATCCTATCATCTGCTACCCTTCAATCATCCGCAACTGCAAGTTCGTTCAGATGTACAAGGGGGATAAGAGCTACTACAAGGAAGAAGATAGCCCAAATGGTAGCGGTATGTATATGTATCACATCGCATATAGTGGACTTTTCTTCAAGGCATCCATCGAAAACAAGGAAAACTGGTCGGATATTATAAAGGAAATTGTGATTTTCGCAACAGACGATGTTAAGTCTTTCGAGTTGAATGGGGATTGGAAGTTCAAGGACCCTATGGATGTTAACAAGACCATATTCTACAATGGAGGTGGAACTTATCATGAAAACGTGGTAGATTTCAGACATTACAATTACAGAGGTGATGGCTATCATCCTCTTGCATCAGAATGGATTATGCCTGTTTTCAAGACAGAGGATAAGATGATAAAGGAACTGCTTGAAAAGACCCAGTTCTACAAGTTGTTCTCCTTGGATATGAACTCCAAATACCTTGATGGCGAGTGGCATGATTCGTCAGTAAAAAACGAATCAGCATCAGACGTTAACATTATTGAGGATGGAACGGTCTCCAATCTAACCGAACAGGAGCAGCTTAAAGTGGATGATTACTATGGATGGACCAGACTGGTGGCAGATAAGTTATTTACATACAATAGCAGAATCAATGCCATCGGCGTGAAGCGTTATCCTTTTAAGGGATTCAACTTCTTTACGGAGAATAAAACTCCTGGACATTTCAGCTATGAGTACTACGTGCATATCGTGAACAGATACATGGACACATGGGTGAAGTCTGAACCAAACAATAATGCTGACCCTATGTTCTTCACAGGATGGCTATATTACCCAGATGTAAACGCCAAGGAAATGATTATTCGTAGAGTTGGCGATTCGTTGGGCTGGAGAGTGACTTTAAATCAGCATAAAATGCTAAATGGAGCTTATAGCTTTGTGAACCTTCCACGTACGAGCAAGAATATTTCTATCTCAAATATAGAGGTGCCAGTCGTTGCTACAGATGGGTATGAAGATTTGAACTCACAGATATTTACGTCTGTCGTCAACAACCCATTCGTTTTCGAGGCATCGGGCGATAACACCGTGGGCGCAGGCAAGATTTATGGCATCGTTTCAAATACCGAAGCCGTAAGTACAGGACAGTTCGGTCAATATCCGTTGCTCGTTTTCACAAGCGAAGGCATCTATGGCATGAGCGTCAACGCCGAAGGATTGTACTCTGCTTCTTATCCTATCTCCAGAGAGGTATGTAACGAGAACTCTCCATTCGTCCCTACAGGAAATATGGTATTCTTCACAGGTATGAAGGGATTGATGGCAACAACTGGAGGCAGCGTTGCTTTTATGAGCAATAAAATGAGTGGCTACCAGCCAAGCGAGTTGAGAACCCTTGATGATGGAGCGTTTAGCATCTTTCTCGAAGATTGTATGATTGCCTACGATTATAATCAGTCGTTGCTTCGCATCTATGCAAAGGGAAAGTCGTACCAGTACATATACAATACGGTTGACCAGACCTTTGCAATGGACAATAGCGGAATGGAGGCACAGGCTATTGTGAACGATTACCCAGACAACTTGATTCAGGACACAGAAGGCAATGTGTATTCTCTAACCGACAAGCCGGTTCCATTGAAAGATAAGAATCTCTACAGTGGTTATCTCATCACAAGACCATTGAAGTTCACTGGCTCAAAGATATTGAAGAGTCTCAGACAGATTAGTCACCTCAAAAAGTCGGCAGATGGCAAGCTTAGTCTGGAGGTATGGGCTAGCAACAATGCCGTTAACTGGTGCAAGCTGGAGAGCTTGAAAGGGAAACCGTGGGCTTATTTCACGTTCAAGTACAACTTGTCAAACTTCAAGGCATCCGATGCCTTCACAGGTTCCTTAGTAAGAGTGCAAAACAGAAGATCACTCATGCACGATATGGAATTTTAATGATTTCAAGGCTTTATAATATAATAAGGTGGTGTGCGTATAGCATTCCACCTTATTTTGTCTCTGTCTAAACTATGAAGAAAAATACACTTTGGTGATACAACCTATGGATATTTTCCCTACTTTTGCACTCAAAATAACGCTTTAACAATTTTATTTATGAAGAAATTATTATTCATTTTAGTGGCTATTGTGTCACTGTGCGCATGTAGTAGCGACGATGAGAGCCGAAGTAGTTCAACAAATCAAATCCTTTATAACGGAAAGGCTTATCGTATTGATAGTGTAACTTTGGGATATGGAAGGAAGATATGTATGTATAGTGGTTATTATCATCTAGTAGTACAAGACTACCAAAGTCGTTTTAGTACAGAAAAGAATTGTTTCGTTCAGAATTTAGGTAGTTCTTTTTTCGATGATACAACAAATAGCAGATTATGCGACGAGTGGTCGGGCGTAGGAAACAATTATCACTTCACGCATGATGATGGAACCGAGAGCTGGGGTGTAGTAATGGGTGAATCGTCGTACGTAGATATTCAAAAGATAGGTAATCAATATTCAATATCTATTTTATTGACTGATAATGAAAAATCAAAGCGACATACATTGAAAGCAACTTATTTAGGTCCGTTAAAAGTGGTGAAGTAGTTTATAAGCCGAAGGCGGCTACGCTCTACGAGCTGCCGCCTTCTTGGAAAGATATTCAATTATATAGCCAATGGAAAATGCGTATAGATGAAGCAAGCCGTTCACGTTGCTCAGCAGCATCGTGAAGAGAATGAACGGCATCGCTTTCTTGATCGCCTCCTTCCATCGCCCCGTCCGTCCCCAAAGGATTCCGAACTGGGCGAAGAGAAAACCAGACAAGCCCATCGTCGGCTCGCCGACGTACATAGGCAGAAAACTGGCAGCCACGGCTACCATGAAAGCCTTCACAGGTGTGAGTCTGTTCTTAATCTGCCAAAGAACCAGCAGATTCACGGCAAGATGAAACACGTTGACGTGAAAGAAACTGTAGATGATATGGTACTCCATGGGAAGTGCCGGACCGAAACCTACATGCCATGGCAACAGAATGATGCAGAGGATGGAGATTGCAGCCTTCAATCCAAAGTCTGGCTTACTTGTTATCTCTGAAATCCTTACCATAACGCTTGCATTTATTGAAGATATACTGCACAGATACCGGTGAAAGAAAGAACTCTGGAGCAGGCTCGCTGACCAGAAACTGGCAGATGAAATGAAGCGACTGCCCGATGAACTCCTTCCGCTGAGATACCTTCTTTAGCTTCTCGAAAAGAGAATAGTACATTCGTCTTCTCGGTTCCGTCATGGCATCCACCACGGTGAAATCACCTACCACCATCCTTCTCAGCCGCTCGAACGCCTGCTTCGGACTGACGTAGTATCTCGGGGCAGGATGAGAGGCTACCTTGATGTATGCCTCCTGCTGCGAGTGACAGGTAAGGGCTATCTCGCCGTAAACCTTCATGATGTCCTCCCTCTGCCTTGCAGTTAAGCTAAAGTTTGTCTTTGTCATACGCACACCTGTTTAATGTTTATGTTGTTGAAATACAGGTGCAAAGATACTACTTATCTAGAAAATATCCAAATTAACAACATATTTTAAGTTTTTGCACATTTTTCATTGTTTTGTGCGAGATTTTTCTTAACTTTGCACCGATTTATAAGATTTAGCATACTATTTCTAAGAAACAGCAACTAAATTCAGGTGTTTAACATAAAATTTTATTTGTATGAAACAAAAAGAAGACGATGCTCTCTCAGATGAGGAGCGAAAAATGGTTTTAAACGGCTTGGTAAGCCGCAAGATTTGGAAGTTCTACGAACTACTTTCAAAGTGGGCACCGATACCACTGATGTTGTGGCATTGGTATGGCGTATGGGACTATGGGCATTACCCTAGACCTGCAATACTTGATACAGCCAACAACGGAGGCTGTATCATCTGGATTTACTTTCTGGCATATATTTATATGCCTCTCTGCATGCTTCCAGTTAGTTTCTTCTTTAAGTACTGCTGGATATTCCGCATTCCATTCTTCTATTTCTTTGGCATCAATGCCATCCGATTGTACTATCAGCACTGGCTCATCACTCCCGAACAGCTAGAGATGCACCATGTGTTTATCATATTCACTTTAATGCTTTACGCCTATGGATTTATCAAAATCGCTTTTACACGTGGCAGATGTTGCTTACCGCATGTTGCAAAATGATGAGTGCGGCTTCTCGGAAGAGGAGGAGCAGATTGTTCAGAGAAACATCATCTACTGGATGGAGAGAAGACACCACTTCGATGAGAAGCTGGGCAGAGCTTGCATCGCCAACATCTACTACTTCAAGGATGATGTTACCAAGGAGTATGCGCCTTTCTTCGATTACGAGGAAATGAAGGAAGAGTACAAGAAACAGGCATTGATGATTCCCGACTACACGATGTGGGACTTTGCCGTAACTATGAATAAGATGTTTGCCGAGAACTACGATGTGCTTGGCAAATGGTCGAGAAGTAAGGAAACCATGAAGAAAAGGGCATCAGAACTGGCTGTTAGCTTCCTCTGCGACGAGTCTACGAGCCACCCGACGGATAAAATTTGGTGGTATATGAACAGTTAGATGGAAACACGGAAGAATGTTTTGAAAAAGCCCCTATCTTTGTAGCCATTAATCAATATTAATGGTATATGACAGAAATTATTCATACATTTTTACAAGAGCACCTGTACAGATCGGCATTGGTTATTGCCATCTGCATGGGTGCTCTTATCATTTCTATGGGCGTGGACCTATTCTTCGGAATCAAAAAAGCGAAGGAGAACGGACTGGCTACGACAAGTACAGGATTCAAGAAGACCTGCGACAAGGCAAGGAAATACTTCTCTCCCTTCATGGTAACGGTCTGCATAGACCTGATAGCCTGTCCGATTTTCCCATTCCCTGTCTTCTCTATGATATGGACAGGATATTGCGTGTTCTGTGAATTTATAAGCGTAAGGGAAAAGAGTTGGCAGAAGGCTGAAATCCGAAAGCAGGAGAAGACGGTAAGCATTCTTCTTGAGAACAAAGAAGATTTGGCTAGGGCTTTTGCCGAGATTATGAAGGAACAGGAAAAAGAGAAGGAGGGCAAGGCATGAAGGTAACAAGAAAACAGATGCTGGAGATTCTGCCAGATGCAGGAAGAGTAGACAGATACCTGCACTACATCAATGCCTGGGCTGATACCTTCGAGATTAATACTCCTTTAAGAATGTGCCACTTCCTAGCTCAGGTTCTTCACGAAACCGCTGGCTTCAAGTTTATGAAGGAGCAGGGAAAGGTAAGCTATTTCTCCAAGTACGACAAGGGCAGTTTGGCTAAAATGCTTGGAAACACCAAGAAGGGTGATGGCTGGAAATATCGGGGTCGCGGCTTTCTCATGCTTACCGGTAGACACAATTACCAGAGCTATCAGGATAGCGAGTATTGCAAGGGCGACATCATGAGCAATCCAGAACTGCTGGAAGGGCAGAATGGTTCCGTGAAAAGCGGCATGTGGTGGTGGTTTGTCCATGGGCTGAATGAACTCGCCGACAAGGATGATATTGTAAAAATCACCAAGAAAGTCAATGGCGGCTTGAACGGCATTGATGATAGAAAGAACTGGTTTCAAATATGTAAAAAGGTATTATTATGAAATGGTATAACAAAGAGGCTTGGATAAGTACGATTCTGACGATCATCGTCGGTTTTCTGATTGTTCTTCTTTTGGGCGGTTGCAAGACCAAGGAGTACATCAAGGTTCCCGAATATCATACGGAGTATGTGGTTCGGAAAGATACCGTAGCCAAGACGGATAGCGTATATGTGAAGGATTCCGTATATGTTTTCCAAAAGGGCGATACGGTGGTGATAAGCAAGATTGCCTATCGTGACCGATACAGAAACATGTATAAGGTGAAGCTTGATACCATCTTCAAGCATGATTCTATTGAGGTTCCTGTGCCATGTGAGCGGGCGCTTACGAAAGGCGAGCAGCGGCTTATGACACTGGGAAGATGCTATATCGCCTTTCTCTTCATGGTGGTGGTCTGCGGAATCGGTTTCACCCTTTGGTATCACAATAAAAAGTGCTAGCGTATGGGAAAGATTAGCGAAGAACTACAGATGATTGACTCCATCTTGATGGAGTTCCATGAGCGCATTCAGTCGGGGCGGTGCTTGACAAACAAGCAGCAGAACTCGATGATGTTGAAGTTCCTTCACCAAATCGCCAACAAGGATGAGCCTATCAACAAAACGGCTGCATGCGAGTACGTACAGGTTTCAAGGGCTACATTTGATAGACTGGTGAAGGCTGGCAAACTTCCGAAAGGAAAGAAGCGGAAGGGTAGTACTGAACTAGTCTGGTACGAAAAGGATTTAGATAAATACATTGATAAGTTAATCTGATTTTACTGTTTAATTGTTAGTTATAGTAGGTTTTAGTTAGATTTATGTTGATTTAAAAATCCCCACTCGGTTGTGAAACTGGGTGGGGATTGCTTTTATATCTTAGCAACGGAATGCACGCCGTCGCCTCCGCTATCTCTTCTTTCCTTCTGTTTCCACTTAGGCTTCTCCATGTCGTTGGCACTCACCCAAAGACCAATCGCCGTACTCATAAGCACATCATCATGGTTTCCGTTACCCACGATATTACCAAGACTGCCATCATCATGACGCTCGTAGATTCTCAGCTCATGATACATTTCCTTGTCTGGCTCATCCCAGAGCATATCATCCACAAACTGCTCCAGATTATCAATCACCCAACCCTTCGTCAGCTTGTTAGTCTGGAATCCGTATTTGGCAAGCACATCATCGCTCACGTCTTCCGGGCTTGTGGTGCGTTGATACAGGTTATCATAGTAATCAGCAATCTCATTCAAGATACTTCCAAAGTGGTCGCCTTCCGTGTTGTTGTTCTTCTCTCGGTCGGCGGTGTTGCTCTCTATCACCAGCAGGGCATCATCATAGTAATGCGCCAATGCTGCTGCCATCCATGCCAGCTTATCGTGTCGCACATGTCCACGCCATCTTGCCACCACTCTTGGTTTACCCTTGATGGTTGGAATCATGCCAAATCTGTCTATCACGGTCATGACGGTATAGTCAGATGTAGTACTCTTACCGCCAATATCTACACTCACCAAATATCTGTTCTCAACCTGCAGAATATTCGGAACCGCCCAAATCTTCAAGTCACCATCGCCATCTGTTCTGATGCTAATCTTCGATTTGCTGATGGTCCCTTCGTTCTTGTTTCCGTCAATGATGATGTCAGCCGTATAGAGTGGGTCGCACTTGTATTTCTTCTGCAAATCGTCTATGCTATATGGATTGAAGACCAGATTACCAGAGTTTCGGAAGGCATCCTCCTCATCCACTGGAGCCTCGGTAGCACAGAAGGAATGCGTGGTAAACTTGTTTCTAAAGTTTCTGTACCACTCGATAGCCTGAAAGCAGGCTCCCTTCTCCCACATGCGCCAAAAGAACTTGCCAGTCTCTCGGTAGCCCTTCGGATTGGTGCTCTTGTCTCTGTTCTCCAATAGCCATCGGGCAAAGGCACGCTCATTCTTCACCTCCTCCATGTCATGCTCAATAAAGAAACAAGGAATAAAGAGGAAGGCGTAAGCATCGTTATTCTTCGGGTCCATTGCCAGCTGGCACTTGTCATAGAAGAATCCCGAATTACCCTTACCGGTACTCTCAAACACCTCCAAGTTGTCCTCCTGATTTCTGATACCACCCGAAATAGATGAAATCACGCCCTCTGGATCATGCTCAGGGGTCTTTTTCCAGTATGCCACCTCCGAATAGTGGGCACAGTGGAAGTTGCTACCACGCACGGAATCGAAGTTCTCGAAAGATGCCACGGTCAGTGTACTTCTTCTGATAGCCCTTATGCCGTCTGTAACCTGGAAATCATCTGGTGAGTTCTCGTAAGGCGAGAATCGCAACTTGACACCGGGGCATCCGATGGTCCAGCCCGGCTGAAGTTCCAAGGCTTTTCGGTACATCGCCTTAATCTTCTTAGACGTATTCTTCTGTTGGGCAAGCACAATGGCATTCCAGCCATCTCTGCGGAAATCCTGTAGCCATTTTATATAGAGCTGAGTTAAAGTAGAGCCTCCCCACTGGCGGGCTTTCAAGATAACAACTCGGATAGCCTTCCTGTTGGTTCGCAAATCCTCAAATATCTTCAGAAGCAATCTTTGTGGATAGTTCAGCTTAAATGGAATCATGTTACCCGTCACCTTATCCTCAATATTGTCGGTCATGTACAGTGCAAATTCTGGGTCTTCCATAAATCTGGTTCTACAGATGGCAAAGGTTAGTGTCTTGAAATGTTGGGCATCATCCTTCTTGTGTAGAACATATTTATTGTAATCCTTCAAACTACCCATCTTTCTCAGTCCCCTGTACAGAACAGACTTGGCAGTCTTCTTGGGAACCCACATCTTGGGAATGAAGAAATCGTCCAACTCTATCAGAACACGATTTTCGAAGTTATAACACCCTTCGCCAGTAATAGGGTCATAGGTGCCATAAATTTCATCGTATCGCTTCTGATTCTCAGTTACGAGATTATCTATTTCCTTTTCTGTCACTTGAGCCATCTACCCAGTCGTTTAGTTCTTCAAATTCCGCATCCTGTATCTCGGGTGCTTTTCTTATATCTAGTACATTTACTTCATCTTCGTCCTCTACGGTTGTCATGCCCAATGCCATGAGCTGCTTGAAGTCATCGTCAAGTCCGTGGGTCACGCTCATCTCGCTCTGCTTAGGTATCATGTGCTTGGTAAGCTGGGCATAGATGGTAACGTATGTTTTTGGATCGTATTCCGCCAACTCGTTCATGCACTTCTCAAACTTCTCCTGATTCCTTGCAAGGAAGTCACGTATGTATTCTTTCTGTGCACTTTTGCTCACTGGCAGAATCTTCTTCGCCTTCTCACGCTTTTCGTGCATAATCTCCGATACGGTCTTGATATTGTCAAATTCTCCCATAATTCAGCCTCCTTATCCAAATGGTTTAGGCGAACGAATCAGGCTCCCTGGCTTGGTTGCGTTCGCTGCATCAATAATCTCTAGCTCCTCGTCCTCCAGCTGCTGCGCCTTATCCACGGTCAGTTGGTCCTTGCTCGTCAAGGTAATCTTAAAGTACTCATAGAGTGCCCCGGTCGATATGTAGCTGTGGATAGCCTGCACCAGCCCTTCATATCGGGCATCATCCCAACTGTCGGGCATTCTCAGCAATATTTCCTTCTCTTCCCATTCCTTCAAGGCGTTGTCTCTTACCACGCACCTTGGTTTCATCACGTAGGCAGACAGGATTCCTTCCACCTTTTTCAGATAACTGTCGAACCATCTATAGAACAGCGGTCGCTCCTGATCGTTCTCGCTGGTCGGGATGATTTCCTCCTGATTGGTCTGGTTGCCTCGTCTTGCCCTGCCAAGCATGTTGGTGGTTGCATCAATGTCGTACCAGAGTTGGTTGGCATAGATGAAGATGTGCTTATCCACAAAGTAGGTGGCTGGTCGTGGCGGACGGGGCAGGAAAGGATTTGGCTCTGGCTTCCATCCTCTCTCACGGAGAATATACGTAGGGTGTAATGCATTGAATTCCATCTTACACCTCCTTTGCTACGGTTACTTCCACTTCTACCTTCAACTTGTCGCTATGCCGTGAGAAGAGGGTGACAATAGCCACGCCTGTATTCACTGGGTTCAGCGAGAAGGTATAAGGCTCTGGGCTGCGGTGAATCTCCAATACGCTCGGATCGTCGCTCCGTGCCTCAATATCATCAATGGCTCCGTTGTCGATGGAGTAGGAAATGGTCTCCTCCTTATTCTCCAGTGCAATGGTAACCGCTCCGTCTTCCTCGCTGCCATCCACCTTTGCGGTCAGATGTTGGGTATAAGGGATGGTCGGAAGGGTGGGACCACTCAACACAAAACATCTTCTGATGCTCTTCTCGTCAACAGCGAGTGATGCCTGATAGATTTCTGCCTGCTTCAAGTTGGTGGTCTTCGTCCACCACTGGAAAATCATGTAGTCTTCCACATACTTTGCCACCAGTCGGGCGAGCGTATCGGTCAGGGTTCCGTTGCATCTGCGAGAGGCATTCAGCACGAACTCCACAATATCATCATCCTTGTCGTTATAATAGATGATGTTGTCGCCCACGCTCTGAGCCGTAGGCACAAGATACTCGGCAAGAAGGGTCTTAACCATTTCCAATGCCGTCTGGAAATCATGGGTCAGCAGGTTCTCGTGTACCTCATCGTCGCCTGCCGCCTCGTTGAAGCCCACCTTCACGGCGTTCTCGTCGGCTGCACTGTCTACCTTAGCCTTCAGATAGGTTGTTGACTTAACAGCCTCAATCACTACCGATTTGATAATCTGGAATTTTATAATCATAGCTTATTCTTGTTTAATGGTTTCTAACTGTGGTTCATGTTCTACCGAACCTGTCATGTCCTTCAATGTCTTCGGGGTATGCGAAGGTGGAGTCTTGTCAAACACCAGTTTGATGGCTGCCTTCATGTGCATGCTCATTTCGTCTGAGTATACCTTTGCCTGTTCCGTACTGCTCAATGTCAGAATCATGTAGGTGGTATAGGCGTTCACATATCCCCTAAAGCAACTCTCAAAGGCTTTCTTGTGACCTTCGTTCAATCGGGTAACGTTAAAGGTAACTGATACCGGCAAAGAATAATCAATGTATGTCTTCACGATAGGGGCTACCTCACCTGCAAAGCTATGCGCCGCCGCAACAATGTATCGGTTCAGCACCGTCTTCTCAGCGTTTGATAAGGTAGTGCTTCCAAACAGAGAGTTTCCTGCCTTGTCGTTCTGTCTCTTGGCAATAGCTGAAACCTGCTTCATTACGTCGCCTTCCACCGAGGCAAGACTGATTGTAATTAATTTTGTTTCTTCCATAACTTATGCTGATTGATAATAATTATTGTTCAAACTCATAGCCTGTGCCACGGCGTTCTGGTCTGCTCCCTGCACGATTCCGTTTTCAACCATTCCGCCGCCCTGCTGCTGGGCAATAGCCTGCTGCTGCTGATACATCTGTTCAAGCTGCTCCTGCTGCTGCTGAACGCTGGCAAGAAGCTTGTCGGCGTATGGCTTGTTTACATTCTGCAGATATTGAATCAGGTTGATGGCACCCATTCCGAGCAACTCCTTCAAATCGTCATTCTGAATGGTGTTGTATGCCGCCGTAGCCGCTGCATTCTTGATGCTGATCTTAAAGTGAATGTCTCTTGCAGAAAGTCGGTCGTAACTGTAGTTGGTCAAACCGTCCTTGTTGAATATCTTCCTGCCGTCCTCGTAATACTGCTGAATGATGGAACACTTCTTCATAGCCAGCTTCTCCGTGAATATCTCCATGTCAGATAAGATGGTATATAAAGATGTAGTGGCATTCTGGCTTTCCTGTGCGTATCTTGCTGCCGAAGTTCCTGCCGAAGGAGTCTTGCCCTGCAAGGCACCGCTCACGTTGGTAACCTCCCGAATCAGATTCAGCTCTATCTGCAAGAGTTCGTTGGTTCCGATATTCACGGCGTTCGATGTAATAACCTCTGGCTTCACGTTCGGCATACTGCGCTTAGGCGTATAGAAAATCCATCCGTCGTATTCGATGGCTTCCTCCATGAACTCCCTTGGACTCTTGCCGCCCAATACCGTGGTTGGAATCATCTTGAATCCCTTGAAACTGCTTCTGATGCTCATGTCGTTCATCACAATCAGGCGGTTGATGTATCTCTGCTGGTCTATTACGTTCGTCATAAACGGATGAATCTCTCCGTTGATGTACGGATAGAGCTTCACGGTAAATGGGTGACTCTTGAAATCGTAGGGTGATTCTCCCTGACTCAGAATTGTTCCGTCGGGAGCCATGAAGGTATAGTACCAGTACTTATCGGCTACCTCTTCCGATGTAATGTAGGCTCGCTCGTCTTCCGGTATGCCCAGTTCGTCATACTGCTGCTTGCGCTTCTCGTTCTTCTTTCTCAGGTCGGCAATCATCGCTGTATCTTCCAAGTCAACCCTGAAATACGCATCATTGGTATTTTGGGCAATTGGGTCGAAGCACTGCAAGCGTGGCTTGGTCTCCGTGGTCCACACTTCAATCACTCTATGGTAGTGCTTGCCCTTGTTGGAGAAATCAAAGCTGAGGTTATCCAAATCCTTCTCCTCGTTAAACTCATAGCCGTAACCGCCATCGTCCATTTCATCATTGATGCCGAATATCGCATTCAGGTCGGTAACGCTCAGTCCGTATTCCCTTCGGGCAAACTTCTGGTACAAATCTTCTCTGCTCACATCATGCAGACAGCCTATCAGACTGATGTCGTTGTGGCGTGGGTCGCTTCCGCACTCAAAAAACATGTGGTCGGGTTCCATCATATCCGTCCACGCATCGGGCATTTCCAGTTCCCTGTCTTCCCAACTCTCTCTGGCATACATCTGTCCGCCTTGCAGATAGTCCTTGATAAAGTGGTTCAGCAAATCCTGCATGCCGGTAGTCTGCCAGTTGCATTGCATCGTGGCACTCATCATGTCGCTCAGTTGTCGGGAGTCATTATCTCTTGCAAAGCAAACTGGTTCCGTGCCCTGCTTGGCATAGAGACCAGTGATAGACTCCAAGATGCTTACCATGATGTTGTTGCTCATCGGGGTCTGGTTGCGCTTCTCCATATAGGTTCGCTCGCTCATCTCCTCCCAGTAGCCATGATGATACACCCTGATGGTGTCGCTCCATTGATCGCCTGTGCAATAGCGCATGGTTCTCGCTCTTGTCTCACGCACTCCGCTCAGATTATTCCAGGCGTTCCTGCATCGGGTCTGCAATTCCAAATCCTTGTTATGCTCCTGCCGTCTCTTTCGAGCCTTCACCGAGTCATACTTGCTATGGCTTGGCATCACCTTGCTAAGTGTTAATATTCTCGCTTTTGCCATATATTCTTACACATTATTATAATATAGGCGCAAAAATACCCTTAAATCCCATTTTTTTTGCCGTGTTTCCACCCATTCAGACAACACGATGGAAACACGGAAATATTTTTGCATTATTTTCGCATCTTTGCCGAAAAGTTTTAAAAGTTACAATATGACAAAAGAAGAATTAGAACAGATGAATGCAGAAGGTGGCGGCGGACAGCAGTCACAGTCAATGGAATCTGCTGAGGCTGAAACTCCACCTGTGGAGGACCGCCCTAATCGCAAGGCTTTCTCTGACCGATTCAAGCAGCGTCATGCCGACATCGACTTCGAGGATAAGGAATCCCGATATGCGGCACTCAGTGATGATGCTGATTTGCTCGAACGATACGAGGAAAGCGGTAAGGCGTTGTCTAAGGTGTTTGATAAGCACAAGTGGCTTGCTGCTCTGGCGATGGACATGGAAAAGAATCCGGATGATAATCCGTTTGATGCGATGGCTCGCTTGGGTATTGACGTGAAGACCTTGCTTGATGATCCCGAAGGCGGCAAGAAACTCGCTGAGATTCTCGCCAAGCACAACGAGGACGTGGCTGAACAGAACGCCGCTGCCGATAGAGTTTTTGCAAATATGCAAAAGTCTTATGAACGCTTAATGAATCTCTACCCTGATGAGGTGGACGATATGTGGCAGCAGCTTTATGAGATTCACGACAAGGTAGTGAGTGGCGATATTTCAGATGATATTTGGAAGATGCTCCACAATGCCAACAACTACGAATCTGATATTTCTTCCGCTCGTGATGAGGCTGCTATGCAGGCAAGAAACGAGAAGATTCAGAATAAGGTTCGTTCATCCGCAAGCGAAGGCATTCCTCCTTCACTGTCTAGTTCGGGTGCTGGCAACAAACCTGCAGAGAAGAAGAAAGCGGCTCCTAAGAGTGGCTTCTTCGAAGGTATCACATACAATAATTAATCAAATAAATATATGTATAAAATGAAGAAAGATTGTTTTAAGAATTTTACGAGCGGTCAGTTCATCTTCAAGATGATTCTGATGCTTCTTGCCGTTGTTACAGGCGGTGGTATTCTTGCCATGGCTGATACCGCAGAGCCAACTACCCAGATTGGCGACGAGGGTCATGAGCCATCAACCAAGGCTGATGCTGCAACCGAACCAGTTGACCCAGAAAAGTCAGACCGATTGGCTCCAGGCGGTAAGGTGGAAGGTCAGGACTTGACCGGCACGCAGGCTTCTGCAACCCAGATTCGAAAAGGTGGACTTGCCGAAGAGGATTGGGACGCCGAGGTAGAGAAGTATCGTCCTTTCCGCACTCCATTACTGCAGATTATCCGAAAGGTTACAAGGACGGTTCCTAGTGCGGGCTATGAAAAGAAGCACTCCCGTGTGGGTGGTGATACCCTTGACGGCAAGATTACCAAGGCGATTGATGCGGTTGAGGCTGGTGGTACTATCAAGTTTTCAAAAGCAAACTTCTCTGGTTCACTTCTTCCTCTCTACAAAGGTAGTACAGTTATTGTTCCTTCTGTTCCTGGTTACGAGCCTGGTTCCAAGACCAAGGTTAGCGGTCGCTTGAATCTGTTGGTTATCGAGAAGACAAAGGATGAAGTTACCTTGCAGGCTCTCAATGGTCCTGCCGAGACAGAGGGTACTGTAGGCGAAACGCTTGATACCATGGGTTGCCCAGCTATTCCAGCCAACAGTCGCATTCTCTGTGCTTCTACCATTCTCTCCGAGAGCCAGATGAACGTTCCGCCAGAGAACTATCAGCCTCGCAATGCGGAGGTTTACTTGCAGAAGCGTGCGTTCTCCATCATCTTTACCGAGGAGTTTGAGAAGATCAAGAAGAAGGCTCCTCATACCGTTGCCGACATGAAGGAAGATGCTCTCACTAAGTTCTTGCTTCGTCAGGAACGCAGTTACCTATATGGTACCAAGCGAAAGTTCCTTATGGAGACCAAGGACGGTGCTCAGGAGTACGCTTACTCTGCTGAGGGTATCATCAATCAGTTGACTAACGCTTATGGCATCGGCGAGGTCTATACTTTCGCTGACCTCATCGCCATCGCCAAGCTGATGTTCACCGACTTCGCCGAGTCTGATGAAATGTATATCTTCTGTGGCAAGAATGCCATCGAGCGACTGATGAAGATTGAGCTTCCTAAGGGTCGTGATGTAATGTTCTCTACTGTCAAGGAGTTCGATATTACCTTCAGTAGCTTCAAGTGTAACTATGGTACACTCAACTTCGCTTGGGATAGCACACTCGACTACATGGATTTGGAAGACTGCATGATTGGTGCCGACTTCAAGGGTGCTCGTCACTACGTCAAGGAGAAAAGCAAAGAGCGCACCAACGACTTGTCGAAGGATGCTTACGACCCACGTCTGGCTAAGCGATACATGCACTGGGAGGCTGATTGCGTTGCTCTCCGTGGTTACAACAGCATCATCGCTGGTCCAGAGGATAAGATTTCTGCTCTCGGCGCATCGGGCGTTATCAACAACATCATCTCGCTGAGCACTCTGCCAGAGACTCCTCGTGATGGTATGATTGTCGCATTGACTGCCGATTATGAGTCAGGCGGCATCAAGTACGAGAAGGAGAATGTTTACATCTGGAAGGGCAGTAAATGGGAAATCTTCTCAGGTCAGATTGTTGCAGCCTAAGTAAATAACTGAATAACAAGTGACTGGTTCACACTGGTCACATGTTATTCAAACTATAAAGAATTAGAGATATGATTAAGATATATAGATATAATGCAAACCGAAACACGGTCAGTCACATTCTTCCGGGAAAGAACGGCGTAACCGTCCGTTACAACTTCGAGCGAGGCAACGTTATCACCAAGCAGAAGCCTGAACTTATCTTGAAGAATGAGTATGCCCAGAATCTGCTTGAAAGCAGCGAACTGTTCAAACAGGGGCTTGTTACGCTTATTCACTCAGAGGAAACCTTGGAGGATAAGTTGAAGAAGGCTGCTGAGCTGGAGAAGAAACCAGCTACAGAAACAAAAAGGGCTTCTGTCATTGAGGTAGGTTCGGTAGTAACCGCTTCCGACCTGATTGATTTTGTGAACGAGGAAGACAAACGTGAAGGTTCCCGAATGTTCAAGTCCGCAAGCAGCGCATTGGATTGGGCAACCAAGCACAACTTTGCATTCCCTAATTACAAACCAGAGTAATATAATAAGGTGAAATGAAGGTAGAAGACATCATAAAGCAGGTACGTTGGTGCGTAGACGAGGAATCCAACAATACATCGGAAATCACCGATGAGAAGGATGATACGTATATGGACAACATCATCAAGTCGAAGATAAACGATGCTTTGCATTGGATCGCCATTAGTGCTGCATCTTCTCCTGTCTTATCCGACTCCAAGAAGGTAGATGCAACAACCACTTCAACCATTAAGGTAGAGGAATATGTTGCTGAAAAAGGTATCGGAGTAATTACGATGCCTAGCGATACCGAGATTATCAATATCTCCCGAGTTCGTGGCAAAGGCTGGTTCAAGGCAGTAACGCCTGTAGAAGATACCGACGATGAGGCTCTAATGATGTTCGATGAAAGTGCAATGGGAACCGCCGACCGACCGCAGGCTGCCATCATGCGAGAGAATCCTATCAAAATCCTCTTGCAGCCAAAGCCAGAAGAAGCAGTTATTTCCTTTGTAGGCGTTCCAAAGAATGTGGACGTATCATCGGAAACCACCGATGTAGCCATCACCGACAAGCTAAAGAATGCCTTCATCTACTATCTCGCCTTCCTGTTACTCTCAGCCTACAATGACAACAAGGCTACCCACATGTACACGATAGCCTTGCAGCAGCTAGGCGTGAACTCAAAGCAGTAGGATAGGGAATCTGTTAATTATAAACTTTAAATTATTAACTGTACAAAATGGAGTATGTATCAACGAATTATAATGAGGAAGAACTTGCATGGGTATCACCAGAGATTACCTTGCAGCGAGACATCTATTTGATGATTAAGCTCAAACGCCCCGGGAAACTTCTGATTAGGCAGGATAAGGGCGACGGAAAGAAGCCTCGTGTTCCCATCCGTGCCCACAAGAACACAGATAAGTTCTATCTCCGCCTCCAGGTTATCCCAGAGACCGTAAAGATTCAGATATTCACTTCATCAGAACCAAAAGAAATCAAATATGCCTACATTTAGACAAGATACAAAAATTGGTGGTATGGTGCCGATGATGAAAACAGACGACATCAACGACCAAGCCATCACGAAAGACAAGATTCGTGACGGCAATGTTACGACCGAGAAGTTGGCAGAAGGTGCGGTAAGTACAGACAAGCTTCCCGATGGAGCCGTCAAGACCGAGAAGATTGCTGACGAGAACGTCACGACAAGCAAGCTCGCCGATGGAGCCGTATCAACTTCAAAAATTGCTGATCAGAATGTAACCAAGGAGAAAATCGCCGACCAGTCTGTAGATAACTCCAAACTTTCCCCTGAGGCTGTCACATACGATAAGGTCAAGAATAAGGCAATCATCACCGAGAAGCTGAACGATAGAGCCGTAACAACAGAGAAGGTAGAGGAAAAGGCTATAACCAACCCAAAGCTTGGAGATCAGTCTGTAGATGGCAGGGTAGTCCGTGAGGCATCCTTGGAATCCAAGCATTTCGCCAACGAGTCTGTAACAACGGAAAAGGTAGCAAGAAAGTCTATCACCAACGATAAGATTGCTGACGGAACGTTGAAAAAGGATAAACTAGACCCAGAACTTCGCAAGGCGATAGAATCTGCAACTGGTCTTCCTGATGAACTTGTAGAAATGATTCAGAACGTTGACGAGAATCTAGCCAAGCTGAATGATACGGTATATCCAATCATCTTGGACTTCACCATCACCCCGAATGTAGGTACGATGCAGACAGAGATTCGCTATTCTGTTTCAAGCGACAATAAGCCCCTTGTACCTGATACTTCCATCATCAGTAAGCAGATTAACGACAATGCCGCAAAGAATATCTCAACCACTCCATCATCTGGTGGAACTCTATCCACCCCAATCGAAGGAGCAAGAGAAATCTTCAAGTTTGCAGTAACCAAAAAAGGCAGAACTGGCAAGAGTACATCTCAGACTCGCTATCTCTGCTACTTTGGAGGGAACGCAGCAGCCACCATGACCGCAGAAATTCTCAATACGCTCAACAAGGTATCAGCAACAGGAGTATCATTCAATCCAAAGGTAACAACCAAGGATAATGATTACATCTGGCTAGTAGTACCTAGTTATCTCTCTATCAGCCGTGCAACAAGTGCAGGATTTGATGTAACCCTTGCCGCTCCTCAGACCATCACCAATAGTCTAGGCAGTTTCAAGGCATACCGCACAGCCAATCCTCTCACCGCAGCTACATGGAATTTGGTAATATCATAAACGTATAAAGATTATATAATATGAGTATAAATTTAACAGACGAGCTTCTAGCCAGGACCAAGAAGGGTAAGATTGCCTCTGCAAAGCAAGTATTTCTTAATGGAGACCAAGAGAACTTGCAGCAGATAGGTGAAAAGACCCATCAGTTGGAGGATGCTATCAAAGACATCACCGTCTCAGGTGGAGCATCTACTGCCAATGCTGTCTCTTATAACAATGAGACTAGTGGTATGACTGCTATTACCGCACAAGGAGCAATAGATGAACTTGCTGCAAAGAACCAAGAGCAAGATACTGCTATTGGTACTAAGGCAGAGAAGTCAGAGGTAGCTACAGAACTTGATAAGAAGTTCGACAATGAGAACATAGCCCAAGAGTTTGGTGATTCAAAGGATAAAGTAGTCTCTCAGTTTGCCCTTCCATTCCGTGAAATTGAGTCTCCAGAGTTCATCAAGGCAATTGTAGATGCAGAAGACCACTTCCTTTTTGGTATTCAACTTGATGGCTCCGTTGAATGGGGCAAGGGTGTTCCTGCACCAATCAGACAGAGAATCCAAGAAGTCATGAATTATGTAGGTGATGAGTTTGCTAGTTTATCAGACAAGATAGAATCTATCAAACTTGAATTGTCTGGCTCTTTACAAACTTATCAGCAAACAACAGATGCTACTCTTGCCAACCTCAAAGAAACCAAGGTTAATAAGGAGGAAGGCAAGTCTCTCATTGAAGATGAAGTAAAAGAGTGCTTTAGAATAATTGAGAACGAAGAGTTCCTAAAAGCTATAGTGGATTCAGATGATAAGGTTCTGTTTGGTTTTTACAGAGCATCTGGCGAGCCATATTATCCTCTCAATGAAATGTATCATGTCATTCAGAATGAGGAATACTTTGCTGCTTGGGTTACTACTGACGATAAAGTAGTTCTTGGTATCAGAAGAGACGGAGAAATCATTGGTGAAATCCACGCAGTCAATGCCTTGAAGAAAGTTATCTCTCAGCTTCAATCAGATGTAGCTTCTTTACAGGAAAAGGTAGCTACAATAGATACCAATCTCAAAGAACTTCTTGACGTTTTCTCTTTACAGGAGAATCCTGAGTATCTTGCAGTAGAGAAAGATGCAGAAGGAAAGATTCTTTCTTCCACAAATCCCGATGGCAGTCACTATATCCATAATGCCAAGTCCGAGACTATCCCAGAAGAGTTTTCTCATATTGAAGACCATGAGGGAAGGACTGAGATTACAACTGATGCAGATGATAGGATTCTTGCATATAGAGATTCTGAAGGTAAGAAGCATGAGCATAGTATGGAAACCAAGAATCTTGAAGTATCAAATCTCAATCTCAAAGGCAATAGTGTGAACAATATCCAAGATGCTCTCAAAGCAAATGGCTTTGATGTTAAAACTCCTATAGATTGGAGTGATAGTAGCTTTATTCAAATTCCAGAGCCACGCTTTGCTATCATCAATATTACAAACATAGATTCCATGCCAACAACTAAGAAAGATAACAAGAAGGCATTCTTGGAGTTTTGGGATATGCAGGGTAACTACTTTAAAAAGTATGCTATTCTTAATGCACAAGGTAGCTCCTCTTTGGCTTTTCGCAAGAAGAGTGTAGCTATTGACTTTTGTGATGATGAGTGGGTAGGTGATGATACACCTAAAATAAGAATTGGAAATTGGGTTCCACAAGACAGCTTCCACATGAAGGCTTACTACACTGACTTCTTCCGTGGTGTAGGTGCAGTGTCCTACAAACTCTATGACCAGATTGTACGTACAAGGGGTAACATGTATGACCGTCCTTGGAAGAAGGCTCTTATCGACATGTCTAAAATAGGAGTTACTACCAAGAGCCTCGGCAATCCTTATGTAGGTAACTACTCTCTACTTACAGATACAGGAGCAAGATGTTTCCCTGACGGTTTCCCTGTTGCTGTTTACTTTAAGGGTGAGTTCTACGGTATCTTCTCTTTCCAGTTGAAGAAACACCGTGACAACTATCACTTGGACAAAGGTACTGCTGAGAATGTACATCTTGATGGTATTATCCATTATGACACTCTTTGGAATGGCACGATAAACTGGGGCACTGGTGAGAATAGTTTTGAGATACGCAATCCAAAGAATCTATATGCCATTGGAGGCAACAAGTATGATGCTGACATCAAACAGGAGGAGATAGCAGGACAGACAGAAGTGGATGCTTGGATAACGGCAGGACAACTTCCTGATGGCACTGCCATATCATCCAAAATCAAGAAAAACCTACAAATGACTGCCAAGGTTAAGAAGTATATCCAAGACTTTGCCAATTCCCTCAATATCATTAAAGATGCTGCAACAATTTATGAATCATCAAGCAAGACAGAGGACGATTTGAAGGCATTCAAGCAAGTGTTTGAAAAGTATTATGATGCAGATAATCTTATTGATTATCTTATCATTATTGATATTTTGAGAGATGGAGACTCTACTAGAAAGAATTGGCAGTGGTTTACCTATGATGGTATTAAATGGTGGGTAGGATTATACGATTGTGATTGTGTCTTTGGAGCTTCGTTCTCAGGAATGAATATAATGCCACCAGTTAATTATCATCAAGGTTCAAATGGTAATCTTCCATTAACGTTTATACTAAAGTACTATATGGATGCCTTAAATAATCGGTATAAAATCTTAGCAGATATGGGTATAATTTCTGCTGACCACATCATAGGACTTCTTCAAGACTGGTGTATGCGTATAGGTACAGACTTCTTTAAGGAAGAATACAAGAAATGGTCTGATTCTCCATGTATAGCAGATAGTGTTGTAAGAGACAACTATTGGGAAGCTGTTCTTGATGATAGCGGAAATCTACAGACAGATACATCTGAAACCTACAATGCAACCAAAGCATACAATGTTGGTGATGTTGTGTCATTTGGACTTAATGCTGATATGGGCTACTTCAAATACAAGTGTATCAAGGCTACTGTAGCTTTATCAGAAAACATTCCCCATAATGTTAGTGCTTATTCTCCAATTAAAGTATTTAAGCACTGTGATAACATATACAGGGTACAGAAATGGATTGAGCAAAATATTGCCATCATGGATAAGTTGTATCATTATACAAGAAACAATTAATAATAATTTAAATATTACAGATTATGAATAGATGTTTAGTAACAAAATTAACTGGTAGTGTTGACAACACATCACTGCTGCGACTGGGAGAAATGCGTATTGGTATCAGTAAGATAGATTCTCCTAATCACTGGACACAGGGTTTTAACATCAAAGTCAACAAGTTAACCGTATTGGAAATTATTGGTGACGGTTACTTCACTGATGTAAACCTTACTGCAAACAATGGCAAGAAGATTACTCTGAATCCTAATGTCTTCGAGAAAGTATATGTAAGCAATGGCAATTTTGAAGTTGCTATTCTTGATAAGTATGCCCTCGTTACTATATTTGACTATGATACTTATAGCGCAGGTAATTCTACTTATTCTCAAAAGAATAAATCAATATCTGATATAGGTTTCTTTAAATATAGCACTGCTCTGACTTCCTTGGGTCTCAGCAACACAAACATTAGTGGTGATATTGCTAATTTGAAGAATCTTACAGCTCTGACCCGTATTGGGTTGACTGACGCAAACATTAGTGGTGATATTGCTAATTTGAAGAATCTTACAGCTCTGACTATTCTAAAATTGTCTAACACACATGTCAGTGGTGATATTGCTAATTTGAAGAATCTTACAGCTCTGACCGATATGGAGTTGTCTAACACACATATCAGTGGTGATATTGCTAATTTGAAGAATCTTACAGCTCTGACCGATATGCTGTTGTCTAACACACAGATTCCCCTGACAGGAGAAATAAGTGCTCTGAGTACTCTGTCTAAGTGTAACACTATAAGTTTACAATACAGCAAACTTACTGGTGACTTGGCTATTCTTCCTAATGCTTGTTGTGAAGTTTATCTATATTACAATAAAGGTTCAGTATTTACATGGAGTACACGTCCTTCCTCCGCCTATATTATTTCTTTGGGAGGCGCTTCACTGTATAGCAATGTTGACAAGATGCTGCAAGACCAAGCACAGTGTCAGGTTGGACCAACAGCAAATAAGACTATCTCAGCTACTGGTACTCGCACCTCGGCATCAGATGCAGCAGTAACAACCTTGCAGCAGAAGGGATACACGGTGTCAATCACTCCTGCATAAGCTATCATAAGTTTAACATTAAAGCAAAGAAAGGAAACAAGATATGAATAAGTTAACAAAGAAGTATAAGGTAGTACATGAGGGAACCAAGATGGTGTTCCCTCTCACAGAGGAAGGTGACAATGCTGAGGTATTTCCAGCAGTGAATGCCACCGCAGTAGAGTTTGACACATACCCAGAAGCCAAGGCTTACGTAGATAAGCATAACTTGGTGTATGAGGAACCAAAGTATGTGGAGTAAGCCATAAAGATAAAGAAGAAGGGAGTGTTGCTTAGCACTCCCTTTTCTTGTATTTCCTTTTCAATTTTTTCTGTTCCTATTTTAACTTAAGCAGTTCATCATCATCTACTACACCGGGTAATTGGATAACCAAACACTCATTTCCTGGCTTCTTTAAGCATAAACTACCAAAAGCTAGAAACGCAACATCAACAATAGGCAGGAATATACCCATAAGTATATAATCTGAAACTGGTGCTTCGTTATGGATTGCTATTGCAACAAATCCTGCATCAATGATAATGCAACCAAGCACTCCTATAATATAAGATATAATTTTCTTCTTCATAAATTTGAATGTTTAATTGGTGCAAAGATACAATAATTATTCAAGACTTGCTCCTTTTTGGGTGTTAAAAAATGTAGCCTGCACCAACCCACCAAGCAAATAGCAAGCCTCCTCCCCATACATATTAACCATAAACACCTCCGAAATATGCTGAACCACATGCAGCATTTCGTGGCTGAGGCTATTCATATACTCCGCCCTCGAACTAGTCCACCCAATTACTACCACCGTTTTTCTTATATCAACATTAGAATAGGTTATCCCTTTATTGGCTTCACCTTCGAGCACGAGATTACAGGCATCTTCGAGAGGAATGCCGCTGCATCCCAAATCCCGAAGATACCTTCTAACCTTCATGGCATCCTTAGAATGAACATCGTACATCACATGTACCGTCCAGTCATACCTTTCCAAGTAAATCTCCTGCTCAGTCAAAACTATAAACTTTAAATTATCAACTATAAACTACAATATCTCTTCCCAAGGAATGCCTACGCCATTGAATGACGTATCTGCATAGAAGCGGTTGAAGATGAAACCATCCTGCTGATCCTCATCATCCACGTAGTCTTTGATGAACTGAGCCATCTGTTTCTCCTCCGTGATAGACGAGCCATAGAAATCAGCCAAGCACATGTGTGCGATGTAAACTGCATCATAGCCCACATTATTCTCCAGCACAATATTGTTCTTCTTCAAGATGTCCTCAATATCATCCTTGCTCATCATGCGGATAGGCTTACCGTTCTTCCGCATCTGCTTCACTGCCCACTCACACATCTTCTTATTGAAGTGCCAGCCGTTGTATCTCAGGTAAGCCCTCATTTCTTCCGGCTGATAATCGTAGGCGTTCAAAGATTGTCTGTATTTTGTTCCCATAATCTTAATCGTTTAAAATGAAAAGAGTGAAGAGGAAAAGCAAATGAATTTTTCACTCTTCGTTCTTCACTCTTCACTTAATTAGTAATCTTCTCCGTAATCACTTCTGTAATCACGTCCACGGTCTTCACGTTGGCGCATGTCGTCGTACTCCTCATGCTCTCGCATACCACTTCTGCCTCCACGACCTCTATAATCGGGCATGCGGTTGCGCTCGCCGTATCGGTCACGTCTGCCATCACGCTTCATTTCGCCCAGGCAGTTCATAGCCTTATCCAAGTAGCGCAAGCCCTTCTCCACGTTCTCATACAAGCCATCAAACTTGTCTTCTGTAATCTCAACCATTATCATAATCATAAGATTTTTAAAGTGAATAGATAGGGTAGGAGATTACTTGCTTGCCACCTGTTCGAGCAATCCCATCATCCTGTCAAGCTTGCCCTCCATGCCCGAAACCTTGCCTTCCAGCTTGGAAATCTTCTCAGCCTGTTCCTTCTCCTTGGCTATCTGGGGGTTGAGTTGCAGTAGCATTCCCTCACAAGAATCAACGACCCTCTTGTGGTAATCTACGCTCTCCAGTATCGCCTTGGATTGTCTCAGCATTGTATCGACCTCCGCACTCATGGCTTCCTTGTTGTCGCTCACCACAAGATTCTTGTCGTTCGCTATCTGTCCGTTGGCAGGTAGCTGCTTGAAATCCACCTCCTCATCGTTCAGCTTCACTTTCACATCAACCACAGTCTCCATAGGCTGAGGCGTGAAGCCATTGTTAAAGGTAGGGTATTTCGTCTGAGGGTTGCTCACCGAAACAACCTGACCGATCTTCAAGTTCGGGTTCTCGCCCTTGTCGAGCACGTAGAATAAAGAATTTGTTCGTAGTCCTTGAAACATAATGTAATCTCCTATTATCTATTCTGTTGTTAAACAATACCCGTCATCAGCTGAAGGGTGTTAGTATCTCGCTCGAACCAGAGCTGAACGACTCCAGTTCCCGGCACGTCTGCAACCGTCAATGCTTCACCATTGAATTTGGTTACAGTCTGTGTTACTCCGTTGGTCTCGAAAAGGATAGGCAGCGTACCAGTCGTTCCAGTCGGAATAGCCTGCATCAGATTCACGAAAATCGTTCCCCTGTAGTTGGCATTCACGAAGGCGTGGTTTTTAAAGGTGAACACCACATTGGCAGTATTCACCTTCACGCCTGTTGAAGCGATAGCCGCCGAACCGTTACGATTCACCCAAGTAAAAGGTCTTAACCATAACATAGCAGCCTCCTTTCTTTAACCCCAGAATCCTGCACCGTTGGCAGCATTCAAACCATACAAGCCAGCCTGATAAGCCACGCAGTTAGGAACCGCAGTAAATGGGCTGTAAGGAGTAGTCACAGTCTCAGGCAACTTACACTTGATGCTAGCCACCTCGTTCTGCAAGCCAGCCAATACCTGATTGATAGGTGCTACAGCCTGACCCACGATTTGTGAAGTCATAGCAGATGCCTTGAAGGTACTGTTCTCCTCACGCAGAGCATCAATCTTATTCTGCATTTCACGCATCTCCTGCTGCTTCTGACCGTTGACGATGGTAAGAGTGCTTTCCTTGATGGCATTTTTTAACTCACAAGACTGGTCCTTGGTAGCATAGGCAAGGGAAGAAGCCGCACGCTCCTGACCTACTGCCACGTTGTTGATGGCATTCTGCAAGGTTCCAGTCTGCTGACACATCGCCAACTTGATATTGCCGTCCATGGCGGTAATGTTGTTGTTGGTCTTGCAGCAGCATTCTGCCAACTGGGTAGCGATTGCGTTGTTACCCTGCATGATGGCGGTCAATACCTGATTTGCAGTCATGCCCATCTGGTTGCCGACACCGCAAATCTCCTTGCTTACACCATTGATGGCAGCGATAACGTTACCAGTAGTAGTGTTGAGAGCAGTAGCGAGCGACTGAACATCGAAGCCATTGCGCTGAACAGCCTGCATGATAACAGCCGTATTGGCATCGTTGTTAATCATAGGAGCAACACCGCCCTGTCCGTTAGGCATGAAGCCACCACAGTTGGAACCGCCGAAGAAGTTGCCTCTACCCATGATGATGAAGAGAAGCAAGATGGCAAACAAATCATTGCCCCAACCGCCACCATTGCCCTTGCCGTTGCAGAGAGCAAACAGACTTGGATCTACACCCTGTCGCTGCATAAGTGCTGGGAGCATAGCGAGAATGCTATTGAAACCGCCGCCCTGGCTGGTTCCGTTCTCCCCGAATACGTAAGTTTTTGACTCACTCATAATAAAATAATTTATCCGTTTCGTCCACTATTGAACTTGGTGCAAAGTTACAAAGAAGTTGATGCCCTGCCTAACTATGCTCAAATATTATTTTTGGAGAGGTAAGTTATTGATTAACAGAGCGATATGCTGAGTAATCTGCTGCTCATAGCATCAGTCCAGTTACCTCATGGTTAAAAACTCGATTTTTGAAAACTGTTAAATGATGTAAAGTGCCGATAAACAAAGGGGATTCCGCCGATAATTCGTAAACCAGTTTTAAACTAGTTTACGACTGGTTTACATATTACAAATTTATTAACTTTAAAAATTGTGCTTATTCCGAAAATTCGTGCTATCTTTGCACTCGTAAGTTCGTGAGGTGAGAGGCACAAACAGACAAAGAATTAATGGATTTTATCATACAATATATAATGCCCTGTCTGCACCTCTCACACTAGCGGATGGGGCATTTCTTATGCCCTTTCATTTGAAGTTAAATTTTAAAATATATATTATTATGGCAAAGGATTTTAAAAATGTAAATGAGGCGTTTAAGTCAGAAGAGTTATTTACCTGCTCAGACGTACAGGTTCAGGTAGAAACTTCCACCATGTTTTCAGTAGATGAAGATGGGAATCCAGTAAAGGCTACCGAGGATGTTGTTGCTGTCAGCATGTACGACAACGCTAACGAAGGCGAGTTCTTTATGCAGCTTAACAAGCAACATGCACTAAAGTTAATTGAGGCTATTGCGAAAGCAGCATCTTTGTTGAGAGATAACGTAAATTAGTCGGCATGAATGATTTGGTCTTCAAAGGTGCAAACAACCTGGTTCTGACAAATAGTTTGTTGGTAGCCCAAAAGTTTGGAAAGCGTCATAGTGATGTGATAAGAAGTATTGAGAAACTTCTTAATGTTGAAGACAAATCACTGAACGCAAAAATGCGTTTAGCCTTTGAATCAACAAGTTACAATGATGTTACTGGAAAAAGCAACCCTATGTACATAATGAACGAAAAAGGTTTTTCTATACTTGTTATGGGTTGGAATGGAGTCAATGCCTTAAAATTCAAAGATGAATTTTATGATGCTTTCGACAACATGAGAAGAGTTCTGGTAAATGAGCAACCAAAACAGATGTCTCAGTTGGAGATTCTCCAAATGTCCATCAACCAACTTGTTTCACAAGAACGAAGAATCGCCATGATCGAGGAAAAGGTTGCCAATATGGAGAAGGAGAGAATAGAGAATAGACAAAAGCTTCTTGAAGCAGAGACCTCTACTAATTCTGTTCCGGAAATCAAGCTCCGTGACAAAGTCCGCCAGTTAGTAAATCAATATTCTGCAGCAACAGATATTAAGCAGCAAGATGTCTGGAGAAAGATTTATCAGAATTTGTATTATGGATTTGGTATATCTATAAATGATTATAAGAAAAAAGCTAAGCAAAACAAGTTGGATATAGCAGAAGAACATGGCTTCCTCGGGAAAATGTACGATGTAATATCAAACATGATTAAAGAGTTGAAGGCTATATAATATAATAAGGTGGAGTGCGAAATGTACCACACCTTATTTTGCTTCTGTCTAAACTATGAAGAAAAATGCACTTAGGTGATACAACCTATTGATATTTTTAGTAAATTTGCGCAAAAATTAACGCTTTAACAATTACGATTATGAAGAAATGGCTTTTATGTTTTTATGTGTTCTTGGGATGTTTTGTTCTGAGATTGATTAGTGACGCCACTAGTATCTTTCATGACACATCAGAGATTGACGATGGATTGTATCATCCCACTCCATTTGTGAAAAGACTCACAGAATCTTTTACGGTTTTGCTGGATATGATTATTATGATACCGATTGCATTACTTATATATCATTTTCTTGGCGAAAAGAACCAATATAGAGTATTGATTACCCTACTAAGTTCTTGGGCTATCTATGACATTATTTTCCATGTAGTAAAAATGCTTTAATTTGCTATAGTGTAAAAGAGAGGAGTGAGCCTTGTACCCACTCCTTTTTCTCTATATTAATTCAACTTATCCAAATCATCCACCGCTTCCATCATGATTCTATCAATATTCTGATTGGCAAAATTAATGGATTCCGTATCAGAAGATTTATCTCTAAGCTTCTTCCACTGCTTCATCTGCTTCTCAGCCAGTTCTATCACCCTAACCTTGGCAGCATCCTTGGAGTTCTGGAATCTGTAGTAATCAGAATAGTTACTGATTCTCTTCTCAATCGGAACGTTCTTCGATTTCAGTCTATCCACGTTCGCAATCATCTTCTCCATTTCATCCTTGTAGTTGTACCACTTACTCTTGGTTCGCTGCAAGCTACTCTGCTCGTTCGGCGTATAGAGAAGAGAGCGAATGAAAGGAATATCCTTGGTTTCCGTATCTTTGCCGTTCTTCACCAAACCGCCAACTCGCTCTACGAATGTAGCAGCACCGCCCAAATAACTTCCGTAGAAATGGTGCAGGGCAGAAGGATTCGTAACAGCATCAAGGAAATCATTACCCTTCATATCCTCGTTGCCAGCAGCAACATCGTTCGACCAGGCATTTGCCTTCTTATTCATGTTTATCATCCATTCAGGCGTTCCTCTATATGCAAGCATCCATGATGGCTGATTCTCGTCATACTTATCGTCACGCTGAATAGGAGCACCCTTCCAGTCGCTATTGTACACCCACTCCAAGAAAGGAGCCGTAGGAGAAGGTGCCACCGCCTTGATGGTTTCCTGAGCAGGATGCTTACCAAACGAAGAATTACCGAGATAATCAGCCACAGGAACCAGCTGAGACATGCAGCCTACAGCGTCCATGAACGGATTCAGATACTTGTCAATATCCTTATTCTCCGTAAGGTTTGGCATCTTCTGGCTTGAAATATTCTTCGAGAAGGTCATGCCGGCAGCAAAGTCACCCAAGCCATAGAAAGCTCTCTCCTCAATCGCAAGCGGAATAGTAACGAACTCGCCACCACCAATATATACACATAGGTTATTTCTTCTGATATAATCAGGAAGCTCTGCGTATGGGTCCTGCACGCCCTTTCTGTCCTTCTCATCCTCATGGCTGATGACGAAGTTATTGAGGAGAGCCATAGCCATACCGCTGATAAATGGAGCACTGGCTATATAGCCGATGGTGCCAGCTTTGTTGTTCTTGAAGTTCTTAATCAGAAGATTGGTACTCTGAATACCTGCATTGAAGAACATGGAACCATTTCTGAACCAAGCAGCAGAGAAGCCGTAGATATTCCTTCTTGCAGTCTTGCCTGTTCCCATTTCCCCATTCTTGAAAGAGTAAACGGCGTTACCCGAACCATGACGGTTAAAATTGGTTGATACTTCCTTCGCATCATACACCGAACGGATGATAGAGCGGTTACTGTCACGACTAGCGCAATAGGTAGCGAAGCGAGCCAAATTCTCGGCAATCTCATTGACGTTCTCCAAGTTCTTGAAGATAGCGTCATAAAAGCCCTTGCCAACCTTTTGAGTCTTCTTTCGTTCGCCTTCGATGTGCATCTTGTATCTGTCTGTCCAGTCCTTCATGTTCATAATCTGAACCCAACCAGTCTCGCCGCCGTTCTCCATAAACTCCTTGAAGTATTTCTGAACCCTGTCAGAAGTATCAAGTGTTCCGTTGCGGTATTTGGCAAACAGACCGAAGCCGCCTGTATCTCCAAAATCTTTCAGCTTGGAATTTCTGATACCTTCGATAAGACCCACCTTAGCGTAGTACTTTTCAAATCTCTTGGTATATGCAAAACCTTCCTTTGCCAAAAGGTTAGTTGATGCAAACTCAAAGTCCTTGATCATGTTTCGCATCACGAACTCTGGGTTGAAGGAAGTGCAGAGCTGAGCCATAGCTCTTGAAATCTTGGCAGTAACTCGTCCTGCCAGAGAATCGTTCTTATGCTCCAGCAACCCATTCAACGCCTGCGCCGCTCTAGGATTTCCATTGATAATGAACGCATGGGTCCTTCCGGCAATCTTCACGTCCACGATGTGCTGCGATTTGTTCTCCGCTCTCTGGAACTTATAGCCAATCGTGCCTCTGCGGTAAACCTTCGATGCTAAGTTCTGCAATGCCTTCGCCTTCATGTCCTTGTTGAAATCAGAAACAATCTGGTTGATTTCGTCAGCAGTAGCATCCTCAGGAATATCAGGATAACGCTCATATACGATACCGGTCATAGGGTCCTTCTCATACCATACACTCGTTTCAGTAATCAGATTATTGTTCGAGTTGTTTCTTGCGAATCTCGCAAACGCCTGTCTGATGGCATTCATACCGCCGTTCTTGATAGCCCTGTTGCCCATCGCACCAATCTGCGCCAGTACGTTAGTCTCACTCAGATACTTGTGTCCTCTCGCTCTCATGATCGTGCTTCCGATGTAGCTCTTAGGGTCGCCCACCTCCGTGATATAACCATACACATCTTCCGCCGTAGCCTCATCATACTTTCTCAAAGGCACATACCAGTTGAACATATTGGAAACATGACCGTAGAGTTCACTGCTGATGATACCATTCTTATAGTCGCTGTCAATCGAATACTGGGTAGCAGCCTTCACCTTATCCCAATAGTCCTTCACAGCTCCCTTCTTGATGCTCTCCATCTTTGCTTCCGAATCCATCACACTCTGAATAGCCTCAGCATCATCGTAAGGGTCAGAAGATTTCGCTACCTCCTGAATAGCGTGAATACCCGAATAGTCGTGCTCGCCAGCCTCGAAGTCGGCATCAAAGTGGTTTCTGATACTCTCGTCCAACTGTCTGTAGTACTCCTTCAGGTCGATGTTGCCAGCCTTCAACTCATTGTCAAGATACTCCTTATCGCTATAATAACTGTTTTCCAGGAAGTCAGCATCCTGCTTCTTCTTCTCGTCCCTTCTCATCTTCTTCAGGAAGTCACGAACAAAGAACACTCTGTTTCGCTCCAAGCCATGCTTGGTAATCATGTAGAGATTGAAGTTGCGAATCTTCTCATCATCCTTCTTTCCGTCGAAGGCATCCAGTACGTCAGCCATCGCCTTATCCAGCGGCTTCATCACGTTGCGCTCAAACATCTGAGCCGCATCGCTCATCGCACCCTGCATGGTGTTCTGCAGCATATAAGGATTCTCAGAAGAAGCAATATCCTCAATCTTCTTGTCAGGCACAATCGCATTCATCAGTTTCTTCAATGAAAGCATATTGTCCATATAGCTCTCGGTGAACATATAACCGTGCTCATCCAGCGAACGGTGGTATCTGTCAAGTGCCGTGCCGGCAGATGGGGTGGTGCGAAGGTGAATATCACCATCTGTAGCTTCATTCCACTCACTCTTGGTAAGACTGTCCATACTGCGAACCTTGCCATCGTTGCCGTAGAACATGCCATCATGCGCCACGACAGCAGGCATACGGTCATTGTCGAGACGGTATTTCACCGCCTCGGCTCTCATTTTCCAATAAGGATCATTCTGATTCTTCTGCAAGTTCTTGCTCAACCAGAGCAGATACTTCACATCTTTAGTATTAGGAGCAATACGATAACCGATTTCATGAAGGAAATCAGATACCTTATTCTTGATACCATTCCAGAAGCCCGGTTCACCCTTGCCATCCTCGGCGAGTCGGGCGATACCTTCCTCAATGGCATCGTAGATATTCAGAGGATTGTACTTTCTCTCCTCATCCACCAGCTTCTTCAAAGCCGCATTCTCAGGCTTATCCAAGTCATACCACACATCACGAAGGAACTTGTCGAATCGTTCATCACCAAACAACTCTCTCATGCCCTTGTGTCCAACCACCTCATGCCAGATAGTCTTCTCGGCAGTATATCTATCGTGGATATTAGGCATGTAAAGATGCACATCGCCAGTCTTCTCATCATACCAACCGGTTATCTTTCTGCCTTCCTCAATAGCAGCCCTAGCCGCCTTGTTGGTGATTTCATCAACCGATGAAACCATCTTCACCTTGCCGCCAGTCTTCTGAGCCACCTTCTCCACATGGCTCTCAACCGATGAAGCAGGGTAGTTGCCATCACCGTGGTCCGTGCGGAACTTGGTGCCGCCGTCCTTGCCCCATACCTTAAAGGCATCCTTTGTCATTTTCACGTCAACGAACTTAGCCTGAGGGAACTCCTGTTCCAGTTCAGCCATCTGCTGCAAGAACTTCTCCTTGGTTTCAGGAGCCTGTCTTCCCGATTCAACGGTAGTGATAGGAACGCCCAGTTTAGCCAACTCCCTAACCTGATTAGGAGTAACCACATTCCAAGGGATAGCCAAGCCAGTGCCCTTCAACTGCTCTGCGATACTCTCAGCCACCTCTGAATCAGGAACCACTCTCACCGCCTTTCTCCATCGTGAAAGCATCACCTGTCTCTGTCTGTCCTTTGGCAGAAGACTGTTCACGGAACCAGAGTGCCATGGCACAAGACCCACGGCATCCTTAGCACCTTCAGCGTGATAGCCGCTAGTCTTCTCGCTCTCAGGAATCTCCCATTCCACAACCTTGATGTTGCCTCTAGCGTAAGCACCGGTAAACTGGTCGTTCATCATAGAAGTGGAAGTGTGCATGTAAGGATTGTAGGCAGCGAGAATATCACGCTCACCAATACCTTTATTCTTGTCTGTTTTTACGAGATTAAACTTGCCGTTCTTTACAAGGTCTGGTCGCTCGTCTGCGCCCATCCAAGCACCAATCTCGGTAGCATCGGTACGCTTTCCGTCAATGATAGCAGCCATAGGGGAGTACAACTTTCCGTCCACCTCCTGCATTCCGCTATACATTCTGAAAGTCTTCTCCTTGTTGAGGCGGTCCAGCTCGTCCTTGTCAGTAACCTTGTAGCCCTGATACTCATCCTTGAAAAGCTCATTATCGTTCTGGGAAGCAAAGTCAAACTGTTCCTTTCCGAAGTTGTCAAGAAGCTTGGTAAGAGTTCTTTCCATTTCCCCAAGCTTGTTATATTTAGGGTCTTTGCCAATCATTCGGCAGATAGCATTTATCAACTTCTGATACCACTTCTTGGCAGCAGGTATCTTTCTCAAAGCACTACGCCATTCAGGTGAAGCAAGTTCGGTAATCATTTCTCTAGGATTCTCCAATCCGTAGTAGTCTCCCAGCTTGCCGTCTTTCTGCATCTTGATCAACTCATTGTAGATGTCAACCGCATCCTTGGCAGCCTCGATCTGCGAAGGAGAAAGCTTGTCTGTATGCCCCTTCTGATACATGGCAATAATGTCAGAAGTAAGAGGATGCAGCATTTCGTGGCAAAGAGTAGATGCAAGATTCTGTTTTGCATAACCAGCTGCGCTGAGTCTGTCAACATTCAGCTTGATGAAATTCTCTGAGTGTTTGTAGTAGCCCTTGGTTCTTGCCAGTTCAATGCTACCCATATAGAACTCTGTTCCAAGGCTTCGCAAACTGTTTACGATACTGTCATAGAGTTCCTTTATTTCTGGGTCAGAATTGTAGTCGTTGAAGATTCTGTCAATCGTTTCGTAAGAAACAGGCTCATCCCTCTTTAGCCCATAAGTTTCCTGAAGAGATTTCGACCTTGCGAGAATATACGCCTTAGCCCTTTCTGCTGCGGCTTTTCTGATAGAGAGTGCTTTGTAGTCGTTGAGAACATCAAGTGCTCTTCTTTCTCCGCCTCCTCCTGGCAGAGTCTTAGCTTCTCCTCCAGTTCCTTCTTGTTGTCCTTTATCTGAGGTATTGCGTCCACTACCACTTCCCTCAGAATTGATTTTTCTGAGGATGGAGTTAACAAGCTCTCCGATGTTGGCATCTTTTCTGATTCCGTACTTTGTTTCATACTCATTAATCTTCTTGGTTAAATCGTCAATAACAGTGTTAAGACCTTCTGATAGTGTAAAGTTTTTGTTTTCATCTACTTCCCAACTATTCAGTGTCTGGTCTTTTGAATACAAGTCGATGGCAGCATTCGCCCATCTTCTTATATTAGGAGTAACATGGGTGAACAGGCGATTAATCTCATCATCAAACTTCTTTTCAATCTGCGAAGATACATCTTTATCTACATCTTCGGGAATGATTCTACTATTCTTAACATCTTTTGTATCTGTTTTAGAATACTGCAAGCCTCGGTCCTCACGGAAGTGGGTGCCTTCATCCTCAGAAGTCTTGCGCTCCTCCTGCACCTTCACGCCCATCTTCGAGAGTCTATCCAGTACAGGCTTCAACTGTTCTGGCTTGAACTCAGCAAGCATATCGTTGCCTCTGGTCTCGAAATTATGCCCATCAACCATTTCCAGCAGTTCCTTATCCGCAAAGTACTTGCCGCCCTTCGCCTTGCTCTTCGGTACACGGATTTCATAGTAGTTTCCACGATGGTTGTCCATGCGCTTCACCTTCACCTTACCGTCCGATGAAGTAACCTCGTCAATGCCACCATGCCAAGATGAAAGCTCAAACTTCTCAGCCACGCTGTTGATAGGCGCATCCGTAGTCAAGCCCTTAGGGTCGAATCTGTCTGGCATCAAGATACCAGTCTTTACCTCGCCAGTATCAGTAGTATATTTCACCAGCTGACCGCCCAAGCCCTGATCCTTACTGTCAACCAAAGCCTGCATCAGGTTACCAGTCACGATATAACCATCCTTGCGGCTCTCGTTGCTAGTCAGTCTATCCCAACTGTCAAAGTCTTGGTTCAGCACCTTGATATGCTTATCTTCCATGCCAGCAGCTCGCTTAGTCATGTTGTCGATGGCACTGATAACATCAGCCTTGTTGTCACCTGCACCCACCTTGCCAGCGATAGGGAAGGTAATCTTTCTTCTGCCATCCAAGGTAGCGAAGGAAACCGTAGAGGCGTTAGGCGAGAAGTTATCCGTAATCTTAATGTCAATAAGTCTTCCGTAACTGTTGCCGAATCCGCTCAGTTCGTTAGGCTTATTCATGTCCGTAGGCAGAACAAAAGCATTGTTGGTGTCGAAGGTATCAAGCACTCGGTCAAACATTTCAGCCTTGGCATTCAGGTTCTTAATCACATCGTTCAGCTTATCCTTCTCCTGCTTATAGATAGTGTCATACTGGAATCCTGCATTCTTCACAATCTGCTCATCGGTCATGCCCGATTTATCCTGACCCTTCTTGCCGTCCTTGATATACTTCTCCTTAGCCTTGGTAGCAGCCTTCACCGCACGCTCCTCATACTTCTGGGTCTCGTCCGCAATCTTCTTGTCGAAGTATTCCTTCACGGCAGCCTTCTTCTCGGTCTTGTATTCCTCCCAAGTCTTGCCGCCAGTCAAGCCTTCCTGCGAAGCCTTCACCTCAGAAGCCTTCATAGGTTTCTTCAAGATAGCCATGTTCACCTTTTCTATATAGGTGTTGTCGGCAAAGGCGTTATCACCGCCCGGCTCGGAACCCTGCTTCCAAACCTCCTTGCGGATAGTCTTAGCCTTCAGTGGCAGCTCGGTAATCTCCAAGTCATTCTCACCCATTTCGTTGAGACGCTGAATCTCGTTGGCGTAAAGCTCGCCAATTTCCTGCAACATCTTCTCCTGCTCAGCAACCTTCAGCAATGCCATACGTCCAAGCAACTTGCTTGCATCGGCACCAGCCTCACCATCGCCAACACTTCCGCCACTTGCCACAAGGCTCTGCGGGTCGATTCTGGACAAATCATCGCCGTAGCTATTTTCCCATCCGAATGGGTCTGCCATTCTGGAATAAAGGTCAAGATGCTCTGCCATATACTCACGAACTACCTTATCACCATATTTATTGGTAATGTCTGCAACGTCCATTTCGTTGAACTTGCTCTTCTGAGAAGAAGTAGTATTGGCATCAAGCGACTTCAACTTAGCCTTAAACATCATCAGCAATCGCTGCTCGGCAGGAATCAGGGAAACCACATACTCGTATGCTGCTCTTAATACCTGTCCTGTTCGATCGACACGTCCACGCATCTGAACCTCATCATTCACGTCAAGCTGCTGCTGCGCCACAATCATCACACGTTTTCTCTGGTCCTTATACTTGCTCGAAGCATGAAGAGAGATACCGGTGGCAGCACTTTTATTCAGAATAAGCGCATCAATCTGACCGTCATTAAACTCTCTTGCCAGTTTCTTCTTGTCGGTATCAGCACGCTTCACCTTGGTAACAGTTCCGTTTTCGTTATACACGAACTCAGTTTGTCTTCCGGTCAACTCGCCAACCTTATAGCCTGCCTTCTGCAACTCATTCTTGATAACATCAATAGGGGAGAGAGAAAGACCTGTACTTGTCTGCTCAATCTTCTTCTCCAATTCGTGATAAGCCTCAACAGCCTCTTCACCCAAGTCTTCAAGTTTGAAGTAACCGCTTTCGCTATTATTCTTGGCATCCTTCTGAGTGTAGCGAAGTGTACCCTCCAGACCCTTCTTCAAGGAAGTACCCAAGTCTGGTGCGTCCATTTCCTCGCCGAACTTAATCTTATTAGTCTGCGATTCATTGGTATTACTCAATGCAATCACAGGCTTCATGCCCTGCTTCAAATAGTCGATGGCACGCTCTGCGGCAGACTTGGCTTTCAATGAAAGGAGTACCTGCTGAACGGTATTGAACGCCTTACTTGCGAAAGGCTGATTCTTGATACCCATGGCAGCCGTACCCTTCTTGATACCGATAGTAGATTGAATCTCTGCCAGCTCCTCGTTGCGCTTGTCAACGTAACCTGAAACATATTTCTTTTGGAAATTGATAATATCATTAAACAATCCGATGATACTATCATACTGCTCTCGCTGCTCCTGCACTCTCTCAGGATCATCAATCGCCTTCCAGTCGATGGTTACGCCAGTCATATCTCGCTCACGGCGAATCATCTGACCGCATTGTGTCAATGTCTGGCTCATGATCTCCTGCAAGGTAGCACCACCACGCTTCACCGCATCAATCAAGTCGGATGCTTTCATGCCGCCCTCGTTCATGGCAGTACGCAAAGCGTAGATAGGCATATTGTCTGGTCTCTTGGCAAAGGTAGCCGAGAAGAAGGTAACATTCTTAGCCTTCTGAATAATGTGTTGAAAATAGTTTCCCTGACCGCTATTACCACCAGCCGTGTGGCTTTCGTCAAGGATAAGATAGCAGTTATCCATCAACTTCTCGATAACATCACGCCTTCTTTGTCCACTCAATTCCAATTTAGAATAACCTTTTCTTTTTCCTAAAGGTTTTTCTTTACGATTTCCATCCGCATCAAATTCATAGATGCCAGCTCCAACTTGACTATAAGTAGTCAGTATGTAATCATACTCTTTTGGTAACTTTCCGTTTTCCTCAATATAGCTAAGAACTCGCTCTTTCTCTTTGTTAGAAGGAAGTGGAAAAATATCCTTTCCTTCTGAATCAGTAACAGCCGCTTCGTCTTGGCTACCCAAAATGAATGGTCGTAAATCAGGGCTACCTATATCCACTAAGTCACGATATACATCACTCAGCAGATTAGCTTTTTGAGTAAAATAAATAGGTATTTGACCGTTCTTAACTGCATATCTTACAAATGATGCAGCCTGTCTTCCCTTACCGATACCAGTCATATCTTCGATAATAAAGGCGTTGCCCTTCTTAGCCTGCTGCAAGGCAAGGGCTACAGAATCAATCTGCTCTGCGGCAAGATGAGAATACAAATCATCCTTATCATTGTAGCCCAGTTCGTCAACAAGAAACTGGTCGGCATCGCCAAGCTTTTCAAGGCTCTTGTTTACAGCCTCCTGTTGGTCGGCTGGCATGACAGAATCAAGAGTGAATGGATTTTCACTCTTAGAGGAGTACTTTACTTTCTCGGTACTTAGTCCACGTACGGTGTTATCCACCCGCTGTAGTTGTCCCCGTGGTCGCCCTCCGATCCCGGACTCGGCAGATGGTTTATCAGTACTTGACTGAGTGTCATTTCGTCCAACTCCTCCTGGCTCACGTATTCCGTTGTCATTGGCTCCAGTTCCTGTCCCCTCGCTCTGAGAAGGCTCAACCCCTGTTCTGTCTGTTCCGTTATCTCCATCAGAAAATCTTCCATCTTGCTCTCGTTCGGTTGCTGGTCGATTTTCCACCACATTATTGGCTCTTGATACGGAAGACTCTCCAGATAACTCAGTCCCTCGCTTATCTGTTGGTTCGCTAGCTCCTCTCCGTACAGTTCGTACTCCCTCTTCATGAGTGTCATCAGAGCTTGGTCTATCAAGTTCTGGTCGAGCACTTTCTTTTCTTCCTCCGATGGAAGAATCCATCCTTCTACCTGATAATATATCATCTTCAATTCGTTTATAAAGTTCGTCATAATCTTTCACGGTCTCAGCTCTAGCCTTATCCTTTACTGGTGGAAAGGCATTCTCATTCAAGCGTCTTCCGTTTATCAAAATAATACGTGTAGGAAAGGTAGTTCCCTGCTTGGCAAAGAGACTTCCATCCACATTAATCACGTCCTCCACATTATAGTGGCTATAGAGATAACCAAGGAAAGCCTTATCCTTCGGATTCAGACTTCCGTTCTTGGCGTATTCCGTCTTGCCGCCGATGATGATGGCAGCACGACCATCTTCCTTCATGCTCTCCAAGGCATTGATAGCCATTTGTCCTTCCAAGGAAGAAATCTTGTAGCCGTCATACTCCTTTGGGGTAGCACTACCGAATGGTGGGTTTGTCACCACCACGTCAACGTCCTTGTCTGCAAAAGGCTGCGTTCCGTCCTGACTCGTCACGTTTTTGAAGCCCTGTCTTCTCAGGTTCGCCAATCGCTGGGCATCAATATCGTTCACATGCACCTTATCCATTGGCAAGCCGATGGTAAGCATACCGTTGCCGGCACTAGGCTCCAGAGCACTCTCAATCACCTTGCCGTTACCCTTTACATACATATCCGCAAGGAAAGCATAAGGGGCAGGGGTAGAGTACTGCTGCTTCATCACTCGCTCAGAATCACGCTGGTTGAGGCTAGGCTGATTCTCATAGAGTGTCTTGATACGTTCAAACTTCACGGCATCGTTGGTAGATTCAGAAGAAGCAATACCTCTTGCACGCTTAACAATGGCAGTCTCAGCAAGCTCCTGCAAATCCGTGTCCTTAATGTCCTTCAAGCCAACTCTCTCAGCTATCTTTCTCAGTTCAACAATACCGTTAAACTTATGTTTGAAACCCAACTTTATGTTCACTGTATCAATAAACTTCTTCTCAGCCATCTTTCTTTCCTCGGCACTCTTGGAGTCACCCACCAGATTCTCCTGATGCTTAGGTGAAGTCTTCTCGTAGTAGTCTGCCCACTCCTTCAAGCTCATGCGCTGCTCACCGTCACGATAGCGGATATTCATCATCTGCTCATAGATGGCATCCACGTCTTCCTTCTTGAAAACCTTGGCAGCAGGCGCAAACTCCTTGCGCATTTCCTTCACCACGTCTTCAAGATTGTGCATGCCTCTCTTGATTCTCAGATAAGCATTTTCAGCCATGGCACCAACAAGCTTAGGCAACAGCTCCAGCTGCTTAGAGTTAAGACCGATGAATGAAGCAGACAATTCATCATTGCCGGCATTCTTAAGCATATCCCAAAGGTCATTAACTTTCTTGTTGGAAGCTGCTACTGCTGCATCGTCCGCAATCTGCTGAGGCTTCTTTTCTGTCTCTGCCTTAGCTTTCTTCTCCTTCTCGAATCCTTCCGCCGCATTCTTGATTCCCTCCATAGGGTCAGCAGATGGTTCCGTTTTAGGAGTCTCAACCTTAGTTTCAGCCTTCTGCTCTCTAGTCTTGGCAAAGATGCTTTCGTAGATAGCACGGTGCAAATCGTCTGTCACCTCTCCGTTCAGATAGTCCAGAGCCATATCTTTCACCACATCATCAACGTCTGCCTTCATAATCTCCTCCTCGGTCAGAGGATGCTCCTTCTTGAACTCAGCGGCAGCCGCCGCAATCGGGTCAAAAGTAGGGTCTGGCTTCTCTTCATTAGGAAGGAGTGGGAGACCGCCTTCATCAGACGTATCACCATTCATCTTCTTCATGTACTCGATGCCGTCATGAATCTCCTTTTCTGCTTCGGCAATATCATCAGGATGCAGACGCATCAAATTATCGTCCAATCCCTTGATTCTTCCGATAAGCCAAGATGCCTGTCTCTTATTCAGCTTCACACCTTCAAGCTGCTCTCTTGTCGTAGGGTCGTCCTTAGTCAGACTCTCCAGAAAAGCTAACTGTCTTTCCGAAGCAGGCTCAACTGGCTCATTCTCAATTCTGTCAAGCATGTTTCTTGCCATACTGAGAATGCCAGCAATCGTATTGCTGCGAGAAGGTTCTGCCTTCCACTCGTTATGAGGAACGCCATAATAATCATCAACCAAGTCTTCTGCCTTGTAGAGAAGCTGGAAAGCATCATCCTTCTTCTTGATTCCACCTTTCTCAATCTCTTCAATCAAAGCCTTCTTGCGGTCATAGATAGGACCCTCTGGCATTTCTTCCGCTTTGGTGTTTCCATCAATTCGCTCCAAGACACCAGTCAAGTCACCATACTTCTTGCCATCAAACTCATAGTAGGAACCGGTGTAATCGCCGTCCTTGTTTGGTTCATCCACCTTCATCACCTCCTTGTCACCATCAATCAGATACTTCTTCTTATAGATGGTGCCGTACTTACCTTCAACCTCAAATTCCTCGTCAGTCTCAGTAATGCGCTTTATGAGTTCTTTGTTTACTAAGTCGTCTGGTTCTTCTCCTGCTGGTCTGTCTCCTGCTGGTTCAGCCCCATCTTCTCCTCCAGATTTAGAAGGAGATTCAGTTTCTCTTCGTCTGTCATTTTCTTGTTTGTTATTAATTCTAAAGACTTTTTCTATAGCCTCGTCCTTACCTAAAGGCTCAGCATTTACCTGATTGAAAGCATCCAGTTCCTTTCCAACCTTGCCCTGAACGGCATCGTAGAACTCGCCAAACAATCCTGTCAAGCTCTTCTGGTCTTTCAAGCCCTTGTATAACGCTGCTAATTCGAGTTCAAAGTTAGTGTATTTTTCTCGAATTGGTGCCTCACCAAACACATTATTAGAACCATTTAACACTTCTGCCTGTATTGCAGCCCTTGCCTGTTCAATATTCTTGGCATTCTTGAATCCTGCAATCTGGTTCAATTCATTGTAAGCCTCGAATGATTTCTGAATATTCTCCTTGATTCTATCCTCAGCCTTGCTGTTTCTGTCACGCATGAATGTAGCCAATACTGCCTTCTGGGCATTGCCTGGCAATGTATTAAATGCGGCTTCCGTCTTTCTGTTTCCGTCAAACAGGCTAGCCTTCAAAACGCTCTCCAGCCATTGTCTTCGGGTAACAACATCGGTAGCCAGATTCTCGTACTCGGTATTGTCAATGAATCCGTTTCTGTTGAGAAATTCCAAAGCTCGCTTGGAGTTCTGATTAATCAAGTCGCTGAGCTTGGCATCCTCGCCAAGAGTCCCCTCGGCAAGAAGAACGTTTGCCAGATTCTCCATCTTGTCACCAAGTTTGTTGATGGTAGCACTAACCTCAGGAATACGCATGCCGCCACTCTCGAATCCGCTAGCCATCATCTGACCCAGCTTCTTTGCGGTAGCATCATCCACTGGCAACTCGTTTACAATTCCAGGCTTATTCATCTTCTTGATGTCCTCAGCATTCAAGCCGAACTCAGCTGCATGGTCTATCAACCACTGCTTGTACTTAGCTGCCTGATCCGGATGATTGGCATACATCGTCTTCAACGCATCCACACGGTTATTGCCTTGGATGGTTTCGTGTCTTTCGTTCACGCTTGGAGCCGAACCGATGAAGGCATTGTCGCTGCCAGTAATCTGCTCTGGGTCGATATTGCCTGCAATCTTTTCCGCCTCAACTCTTGATGCCTGACTGCTTCTATCCTTAGGCTGCCAGTCTGGACCGAAATGAAGAAGATTCAGCTGACCGTTGTTGTGGCTAGCCTGAACCGTATCAAGCTCAACCAGCTTAACATGACCTGCGACTTTCTCGGTAGGGGAGAATGCAACATTCACCTCCTTACCACGCACACCGCCAACTTCCTCTGGTTTCTGACGATGATAGATAACGCCACCTTCGCCTTCACGGTAGCCCTGCTGACGTTCCTTCTCATATTGTCCTGCGTTTTCAGCCGTACCTACACCAGTATTCTCTGCCTCAGGCTTCTCCTCCATGGCAGCCTTGATAGCCTTGGCTCTTTCCACCTGAGCCTCAGCCAGAGCGATAGCTTCCTTGACTTTCTTGCGAGCTGCGGCTCTCTCCATCACGGAAGCACCTTCATACTTGGAAGCTTTCACCTTTTCCAAGTCCTTCTCCAAGGTCTTGATGTCGCTGTCAATCTGCATTGGCGCATCTTCCTCAAACAGCATCTTATAGACCTCAGCCCCCTGCTCTGGAGTCATTTTCAAGAAATCAGGCTCTCCGTTTGCATCAAAAGGAACAGGAGTGCCATCTTCGAGTCTCATCCCTTCGCCTCCCTGCTGAGGCTGCTCTTGTGGTACTAAGTCCTCATTTGTGGTATTATCTTTGCCCGATGTGGTATCAACTTTTGTTAAAGTGGTATTATCTTTTGTTAAATCACCCTCTTTTGTGGTACTATCTTCCGATTTTGTGGTATTATCCTGTGGTGCATTCTGCTCCTGCTGCGCCTTAGCCGCATCCTGCATAGCCTGTTCCTGTGCAGCCTGATTATAAGGCTCAGAGTTCTTCATCTGCAATCTCTGACGATACTCAGCAGCAAACTGGTCGATAGGCTGGTTTTGGAACAGAGTAACCTCATCTGCCTTCACATAAACCAATTCCTTGGTGTTAGGGTCCAGACAGACAAGCATATCGCCGCTGTCTTCCTTCGCCTTGCCAGTAGTCTGGTCGAATGCAACATCACCCGAACCAACAAGAAGGGTTCTGCTGTTGCTGTCCTGTACATACAAAGCCTGTTCGCCGTCCATCTTCTGACCGTTCAGCGTTCCGTGATAGCTCCAATCAGAAGTAAACTCCTTCACGTTTTCCTCGATGGCATCAGCAGTAGCCTGCTGCATACCCTGCACTCTAGCGTTCGCATTGATATATTGGGCAAGTGGGGTCAACTCTTCTTGGGTCAATCCATTTTGAATGAGTGCATCGTAAATCTGTGCCGGTGTCAAGCCCTGCTGGTGCAATTTCTCAAACACCTGCTTGAAAACATCGTTTCCTTCCATGGCAGCATCAAGAGCTTGCTCTGCGTTGCGAAGATTTCTCAATTCATCCAATACCACTTCGCCGTTCGGCTGCTCGGTGCCAAGGTTATTATCCTCAGCCGCCGCCTTACCTTGGCTTGCAGACTGGTCTTCATGTGGTCTTCCGCTAGGGAAAAGTTCATCTTCCAGTGCTCTCTTTACACCATAGAAGATTTTATTCTCCTCATCGGTACGCTTCATCGGGTCTTTCTGCATGATTTTGTCAATATCAACAATCATTTGTCCCTTATCGTTGAAAATCTCCTTCAATGAGTTCATAAAACCGCCAACAACCTGTGAGGTTCCTGATTTGAGATAGCCATACGAGCCGTTTTTATCCACATACTTCTCCCAGTCAAGATAGAGCGCACTCTTCGGGTTGCGCAAGTCATTAATCAACTGGGCGTTTTTCGGGTCTGTAACATCCTTGCTTGTGTCATAGCCTTTATTACGGAGGAAGCCAAGTGCCAGACTGGTAACATTTCCGTCCTCATCAGTCAGCTGCATATCCTTCATCTTGGAATAGCCAATCAGCGAGAGCATATCGTCATTGTCACGATAAAGCTTCTGCTTGTAAAGGATAGCACGGCGTTCATCGGCATTCTTATAAGAGGTACGTGTAAGAAGCGTTCCGTTCTTGGTGTATTCAAGAATCTGCTTATTCTTCACATCGTTAACGCTGCGGTAACTTCTGCCCCTTGTGGTATTGAACAGTCCCATCGCTGCATTCACCTTCTCTTTGGTGCTCTGAGAAACGTCTGGGTCGTTCATAAAATCCGTGTATGCCGTTTTGTATTTCGGATCTCTTGGGGCAGTCTTCGATGCACGGTCCACCTTCACGAAGGCATCCATCAGATTCTTGCCCGATGCAGAAGAAATCAATTCATTCTTCTCGTCAGGAGTCAGACGAATATCCACGGCGATAGGGGAGCCGTTGGCATTCTTTCCAATCACGAAATTACCACCGCTGTTATGGGTAAGATGATGCAGAATGTTACCCATTTTCACGAAGTTGCTAGGCTCGCCAGCCTTGAATGCGCCAACCATCACAACATCTTCCAACCAAGTGCCAAAGGAAATATCCTTATCGCCAGTCACGTTGTCGGCAACCATCATGGTTCCAGCCTCAACGCCAAGACCAGCAGCCGTAGCACCAAACTTCTGTGTGCCATGCAGCAACCGCTCTCCTGTACTTTTCTCCAAACCAGTGATTCCGAACTTGGAAACCCAAGGAGACATCACCGCACCAGACACACCGAACATAGCACCAGTTACAGCACCATGCCCTGCGCCTTTCAGTCCAGCCTCAGCGATAGCCTGCAAAGAAGTATCATCACCAGTAGAAGCCTGACTTAATGCGGCAGTAACACCCGAATATCCTGCAAGATTCAGTGAACTTGTAGCCGTTCTAGTGCCCAATCCAGACATTATCTTCTGTGCCGTGGTCATGTTTGCCACCTTGAAAGCCATCTGCTGTGCAGTAAGTTTCTGAGCTGCCTTCATTACTCCAGCCTTCACCAGTCCGTTAGTCAGAACTCGGGTTCCAGTATTCACGGCAGCACTTGCGCCGGCACCGATTACGGCAAGCGGACCAGAGTCAGCAGCCATATTGACGGCAGTAGAAGCGAATCTCGTACCGATGCCCGAGCGGTAGGTCTCATCCTTATGCCCTGCCACCTTCTGAATCTCCGCATCACCATCAGCAATAGCAATACCTTCCTGCAATCTCTGTCTTGTATCTCTAGACATCACGGAAGGAGCCAACACCATACCGATGATGGAATTGCTGAGGTTCTTGGCGATATAGTCAAGCGCACCGTGAGGCATGATTTCCTCCTGGTTGCGCATCGTCAAAGCCTTCTGAGCATAGTTCATAATCTCTGGGGTAACGTATTTGTCAACGTATTCCTCCACGCCCATGTTAAGTTTCTCTGCACTCTCGGCAATATGGCGCTGCATTCCCTTCTGCGAGTAAATCTCGTTGATTTTGCTGCTGAGATTGTTCATCAGAACGTTCTGGCGGTTCACCTGTTCCTGCGTCTGAGCATCACGGAAAGCCTGTTCCTTTACCGACTGAGGTGCATAGATGCCGCCCATCTTGTCAAGGTTCTGCTGATACTGCTGACGTGTCAATTCCTGTGCCTCATTCATGGAAGAATCTACCAGTTTGAGCAGATCATTACCCAAAATACCTTCGGACTGTCCGTCATTTCTTACGAACTTGTTACCCTCCACCTCATACTGAGCAAGAGTTCTTGCATCATCCTCTCGCTGCTGTTTGGCTCTAGCCTGTCTAGCCTCTGGAGTAGAAAGCTGCTGCATCGTCTCGTTGAAGTTCTTGGCAGTAGGGGTTATTCTGCTTCTGCTGATAGGGGTTGCTCTCTGCTGTTCCTGACGTGCAGACTGCTCCTGTGCTCTTTGCATGCGCGCGCGCATATTGCTAGCCTGAGCCTGCTGCATCGGGTTCATCTGGTCGTTGCGCATGTGCGCCAACCGCCAGTTCTTCATGTAGTCTGTACCCGAAGCAGTAGCCGTTCTAGGCTGCTGCGCCTTCTGCTGCCTTGGCTTCTGATACTGCGCCGCCACTTCCTGCGCTCTCTGCTTCATAGTCTGCTTCTTGACAGGCTGAACTGGCTTCTGCGCCAATGGCTTCGCCTTATGCTGAGGCTTCACGGCATGAAGACCGAGTGCCCTTCCGAAATCCTCGTAGGTGGCACCGATGTTCGCACCGTCCTGCTTCATCGCCTGATAGAAGCCGAGTCGGTTTTTGTAACCTTCCTTGCCCGGCGCAAGCATCAGTTTCTTGAACTGCTGTCTGGTACCAATCTGCGCTCCGTCGGAAACAAGCGCATCGTACATCGAATCTATTCTGTCATATCCCATATATAATATGTTTATTTATTGTTCTTCTTAAACCAATTATTCAGAGCATTATGGTTGCCCTTTCCACCGCCAGAACCCTTTGCCGCTGGTTTCTTTGCTGCCGCCCTCTTTCTGGCTTCTTCTCTCTGTCTTCGCAGCGTTCCTGCTCTCTGCGCAACAGAAGAACCGCTTTGTCTGTTGGTGGTTTTTGTAGTAGATCCATCCTTGTGTAAGACTTCTTTACTATTTGAAGTAGATGAATTGCCAGAAGTAATACCATTGTAGTAGGCTTCATTGTTTTCATACATGGTCTTGTTGGATGCGTAATGAGGCTTACCCTCTGCGTCCCAAGTTACGTATTTGGCAGAAGAGCCTCCACCGCCGCCTGATCGTCCACGTCCGCTTCCCTTATGGGTAGCATTATACTGTGAAATGTTCAGTCTTCTGTTGGTCTGCTCGTCCTTTGCCCTGTCACGTCTCTGTTTGTACTCGAAGTCTCGCTGGTCCTTCTCCTGTTTATACTGAGCCGAAGCCGCATCCTTATCTCTGCGGTAGTCAAACTTATCCTTTGCAAGCTGCGCATTCTCGCCACGAAGCCCCATCAGGTACTCCTTATATACCTTGTCAGCCTGTGCCTTTCGGTTCTCCAGATCGAACTCCGCCTGCTTATAAGCCGCATCAGAAGCCACCGCCGCTTCTCTCTGTCTCTGCGCCTTTCGGTTCTGATACCCCTGTTCCATCATGGCAGTAGGGTCGTTGAACTGCTGCAGTGGCGCACCCTTGGAAGTGTTCACGATGTTAGCCATGTGGCGGATGGCATCGGCGAAGGCTGCGATATTCTCCCTGTTGGTAGTCATTCGGCGGTCATACTCATCAGGAGTCTCACCCTCTCTCATGCCCGGTCTGTTCTTGGGAATCAGCTTGCCGAGCCACCCGAAGAATCCGCCATCCCTCTGTGAAGGGTCCGCCTGAAACTCTGGAGCCTGTCTCGAAACTCCTGCGCCGGTCAATGCCGAGGACAGGGAAGACAGGTCATTCTGCTGAGTCTGCGCCGGGTTGGTAAACTGAACTCCATCCGTTCCATACTCTGGAGCTGGGGCTGGAGTATCAGGAGTCAAGTCTGGCTGCGGCATCACCGCTGGAGTCTCAAACTTACCCGAAGCACCGCCATTCTGCTGAAACACGTTCATGTTCATAGGCTGAGCAGCCACCGCTGGAATGCCGCCCTGCGGAGCACCCTGCATCACCTGATTGCCGCCACCCATCACCTGATCATAGTCGGGGTGTCTGGCTCGCATCATGTCCAAAGCCGCCTGAGGATACCCACTAATAGTAATGGGTGCCCTCTTCGGCTGCTGTGTATCTTGATTGTTTACTCCTGCCATACGCTAATCTTTATAATCAATAGTTACCGTGTGACCTTCCTTCATAGCCTTACGTACAATCTTGACGGCTTCTTCAATCTCGATTTCCTCGGGATTGTCAATAGTAGGATGATTCTCCTCAACCATCGGGTCGCTGATTTTCTTATCAGGATGCTTGGCTGCGTAATCTGCAATGGTATTAAGAATCTGCTGGGCAGCATCGTATGCACCCTTATACCAAACATACTTCTTATGCTTAGCCTTCAACTCATGAGTCAAGTCGGCAATCACCTCGTCCTTCTCAGCAATCTTCTTCTTATAGTAGGCAATTATCTTATCCTTATAGTAAATTAATTGCTCCTTACAGGCGAGAGCACTCTCGGCACTTTTCAAAGCATTGGCGTTAATCTTGTCAACAACCTTGTCTGCAAGCTCCTTCTTCAACTCCTCGTTCTCCTTCATGTACTTCTGGCTTACCTCGACCAGATTCTTATCACGAATCTTTGTAAGGCGAAGTTCCTCTGCAACGTCAGACAAAATAGCGTTCTTGTCATGGATGATGCTATTCAGTTTAGCAATCTCCTTGCCCAATCTCTTGGTCTTCTGGCTTTCCTTAGTCAGCAAGTTATAAATCTCAATGAAATCATCTAACTGCGAAAGAGAGGCTTTTTTCATTAGCTCTTTATCCTTGGTAAGCTCTGCAATCTTCTTTGCCTGCTCATCCAACAAGGCATCGTTGAACTGGGAGGCTGATTCTTTAAGGGCAGGGTTTATTACGACAGAATCTTCTTTGATGCAGTTCTTTGCAGAACCGGGAGCCTTGGTGTTCTTCTCACACTCCTTCTCCAGGCGTTCCTTGCGTGCTTGAAAGGCAGTCTCAAACATCAAGACTTTATAGCCAGCAGAGCAAACAACCTTCATGGCTTCACAAATTTCAGGAGACTCGTATTTGGTAAACCATCCGTTTAAAACACAAGGTCTAGTAGCCTTTTCAACGTAAAAGCCTTCTTCCTCCAATATCTTCTTTGCTTCTTCTAATGTCATAATCTATATCATTTAAATGTTTAACTTCATTAACACTTCCCGAAAATTTAGGGGGTGGGGGAAATCGGAAAACCGAAATCCAGAAAAGGGGGTGG